CGTAAACGCCTTGGCCCGGCGCGGCTGGAAGGCGCAGAAGCTCGGCGGCATCGGCGACCTCGCACACGGACATCTCCTCGGTCCGTTGAAAGCCGGCGCCGAGACCATCGAGACGGCCGAAGCCGGCACCCGGCTCTCGGTGATGAAGACCGTCTTCGAGCAGAAGAAGCGGCAGGGACTGTCGGACTACGACGCGATGATCGAGGCGGCGGCCCAGGCGACCGACGTGCTCGACTTCGGCCGGCACGGGTCCGGGACGCTCTACCTTCGCACGCTGGTCCCCTTCCTCAACGCGCACCTGCAGGCGCTCGACCTCGCCCGCCGGACGCTGATCGATCCCCTCTGGCGCTCGGCCCGGGACGGCATCGTGACAGAGCAGGATGCCGCCGCGCTGAAGAATGCTGGCATCGGCTGGTTCAAGCTGGCCGGCGTCGGCGGCGCGCGCGGCACCATGTACGGCCTCTGGGCATCGCAGAGCGAGGCCTACCGGGACGCGAACGAGGAGCTGCGCGCCACGCACCTGATCCTGCCCGGCGATGCGTTCGGCCGGCCGGGCAAGATCCTGGTCGTGCCGAAGCCGTTCGAACTGGCGATGGGCTTCAATCTGGGCGAGGCGGTCGGCCTCAAGATCGCGACCGGCGACCCTCGCGCGGCCTCGTTCGCCATGGACGGCGTGCGCGAGGTGATCCAGCCGCCGAACCCGCTGACGGGCATCCCGCTCGTGAAGACGGCCGCGGAGCTGACGCTGAACCGATCCTTCTTCACCGGCCGCGACATCGTCCCGGAGAACCTCCAGAACAAGGAGAATCCGCGCTTCGAGGTGAAACCCAACACCTCCTCGGCGGCGAAGGCGATCGGGAACGCCCTCAACATCTCGCCGATCAAGGTCGACTACGCCGTCGGCTCCATGTTCGGGAACTGGGGCCGGGACCTGATGTCGGTCTCGAACCAGGCCGACCCGAACCAGCCCGCCGCGGCGAACGAGGACACCATGTTCCTCCGGCGCTTCATCAAGGGCGCGGACCGGTCGAGCGAGACCACGAAGCTGTTCTGGGAGCAGGCGGCCCAGCGCAACGGCGCCTTCGCCCAGGCCGCGGCGCACTATGGCGACCTCCTCAAGAGCTACCAGGACCGCGACGCCTCGGACTACCTCGCGGCCCTGCCGGCGGCGCAGAAGGCCTACGTCATGCTCACGCAGGGCGGCGATGAGGACACCGGCAAGGCCTCGTTCAACGCGGACGACAAGCGCCTGCACCCGATCACTCGGGCCGCCAACGCCGTGCAGGTGGTCGGCGGCCTGATCAAGGAGCTGACGAACAACAGCCAGAAGACCTTCGAGGACGGCGAGCGGATCGGGATGGACCCGCAGAAGCGCCGGGACGTGATCGACGCGCTGCGCGTCCTGCAGGCGATCGAGCAGCGCAACGCCCTCGTGCTCACGGAGCAGAAGGGCTACGAGGGCCGGCCCATGCTCTCGGCCGAGGATCAGTTCGCGGTCCTGAAGGCGCAGAGCCCCGTCGCGGCGGCGGAGCTCGCGACCCGCTACGCCACGAACAAGATCCTGCCGACCGACACCGTGGCGAAGCTCTGGCCCGAGGCGCAGCGCCGGCTCCTCGCCGACGGCACGCAGGCCGAGATCCGCGACCTCGCGCTCGACGCCAAGGTCGACGGCTGGGCCTTCGACGGCGACGCGGTCCGCAAGCCGCAGCGCCGCCGCGTCAGCATCGACCCGAGCGCCCCGCCGCCGCCGCGCGGGGAGCGCCGCGTTCCGCCCGCGCTGTCGGTCCCGAACACGACCCCGGTCCCGAACCCCTTCAACTGAGGCTCCCCATGATGCCCCTCGTCTACGCCGCGGCTCTGCTGGCGGCTCTCTCGACGTGCGCGCAGGCCGCCACCCGCCCGCGCCACCATCACCCCCGCGCCGTGTCCGTCCCCGTCTTCATCGAGGGCGTGGGCACGGTGTGGATCTCCGCCCGCCCGGCCCGCGCCCGGCGCTGACGTTCCCCCTGACCATAGCGAGGACGACATGACCGCTGCCCTGGACCGGGCGACGTTCTACGCGGCTGTGCGCAAGGCCCCCTTCGGCGGGGGGCTCTCGCAGTCGCAGGTGGACGGCATGAACGCGATGTTCGACATGGCGCCGCCGATGATGGCGACCATGGATCTCGGCTACTGCTTCGCCACCGCCCACCATGAAACCGGCGGCGCGATGGTGCCGCGGGTCGAGAACCTGACGTACACGACCGCCTCGCGGATCAAGGCCGTCTGGCCGTCGCGCTTCCCGACCGAGGCCGCGGCGGTGCCCTACGTGCGCAACCCGCAGGCGCTCGCCAACAAGGTCTATGGTGGCCGGCTCGGTAACACGCAGCCGAACGACGGCTGGGACTTCCGCGGTATGGGCCTCGTCCAGGCCACCGGCCGCGACAACGCGCGCCGCGGGACCATCCGGCTCTGGGCGCTCGGCTACCTCACCGCCGATCAGGACCTCGAGGTGACCCCGACGCTGATGCTCAACCCGGACATCGCGGCAGCCATGCTGTTCGTCGGCCTGTCCGAGGGCTGGTATACGGGCAAGAAGCTCGCGCAGTTCTTCGGCACCGGCTTGGAGAACCCCACCGGCGCCCGGGCGATCGTCAACCCGGACAGCAACGGCGCGTCGATCGCCGTCACCTACCGCGCCTTCGCGAACGCCCTGCGCGCCGCCGGCCACAAGCCGGGCGCCGTCGCGGCAACGATCCCGATTCCGCCGGTCGAGACCGCACCGCTGAAACCGCCCCCCGTCGCGGCACAGCCCATCGCAGCGCCGACCCAGCCCGCCCCCTCCGGCGGGCTTTCTTCTGCCCCCACCCCGGCGCCGCTCGGCCCGGTCGTGCAGACCGGCGGCTTCTGGTCCGCCCTGAAATCCCTCTTCACCGGAAAGGCAGCTTGATCATGAACTGGCAGAGCATCGCGGGTCAGCTCGCGCAGATCGGGCTTCCGGCCCTCGGTACCCTGTTCGGCGGTCCGCTTGGCGGCACCATCGGCGGCCTGGTCGGCAAAGGCGTGGCCGCGGCGCTGGGCGTCGAGCCGCCCCCGCAGGCCGTGTCTACCGCCATCTCTGCCGACCCGAACGCGGCCGCCGTGAAGCTGGCGCAGATCGAGGCCGAGACCAAGGCGAACGAAGCGCAGCTCGCCGACATCGCCAACGCCCGCGGCACCACCGTGCAGCTCGCGACCGTCGGCTCGAACATCGCCTGGGGCGCCCCGGTGGTGTCCTGCATCATCTGCGTGGGGTTCTTCGCCGTCCTGACGATGCTCTTCTTCGTGCGGGTCGAGATGCCGTCGAGCGTGTTCCAGCTCCTGAGCGTCATCCTCGGCGTCCTCGCCAGCCTCATGACCCAGGTCGGGAACTACTGGCTCGGCTCCTCCGAAGGTTCGCGCCGCAACGCCGACACGATCCGGGACGTGGCCCGCAGCGCCGTCTCGCCGCCGCCCGGCGTCGTGGCGGCCACCGTCGCTCAGGCCATCAAGCGCTAGGGCGCGTCCGTGAGCACCATCTCGATATTGCGTGAGAAGCGATGGCTCCCGATGAACGACGGTACACCGCCGAGGAATGGCGGGAGATCCAGAACGAGTATCGGGAGCAGCCCCGGCGCGCGATGCGGTCCATGTTCCCGGATCCCGTCGAGGAATGCGAGCTAGGTCCGTTCGTGCCGGAACCGGCCTATGCGCACGCCCGGGGCCGGGGAGAGCCGGCGCCCCGGCACCACGCGCACGTTGAATCGTGGTTCTCGACGCTCAGCGTCGAGGACATCGCCAAGCTTGAGGTCCTGATCGCCCTCCGGCCGGAGACCGTGAAGTGGGTCGCCGAGAAGAACAGCCGCGAGCTTGAGCGCCTCGACGGGGCGGTCGAGTTCATCTCGTCCTCGCGTACCGCGGCGAAGGTCCTGATGTGGGTCTGCGGCGTCGCCGTGACCTTCGTCACCGGCTCAATCGCGCTGGCGAAGGCGGGCTACGACGCTTTCGCGCTCTTCCGGGGGATCGGCAAATGATGGTGCGCGTTCTCGGCCTCACGTGCTTGAGCTTGATCAGCGCCTCGATCCTGTCCGCCGCCGGCTGCATGGCGTGGTTCGCGGCGGACAGGGCCGTCCCGGTCGAGGTGCTGTCCTCGGAGGTCCTGACGCCTCGGGTTCGCCCGGGCGATAAGCTCGTGATTCGACAGCGCCTGCGGTACATCCGGAACTGCTCCGCGCACATCGACCGGGTGCTCTACGACAGCCACACCCATCGCGAGTTCCTGCGCGACGTGGATTACGAGTACCCGCCACTGGGTCTCGGCACGCGCACCATCACCTTCGAGGAGGAGGTGCCGGCCAATTTCGGCCCCGGGCCGGGGGAGTACCGCGCGCTCCCCGCCTACCACTGTAACCCGCTGCAGAAGTACTACTGGCCGATCACGCGGCCGGAGACGGTGCTCCGCTTCGACATCGCCGACGACACCCGGCAGGCCTCGCCATGACCTGCGCGCCCGTCGAGCAGGATCTCGGCATCGTCTATGCCCTGATCGCCCTCATGGTCGGCCTGATCGTCGGGAACGCCACGAAGAGGTGCCCGCCGAGCGAATGACCGCCACTCCAGTGCCCGACCTATAGAGCCCCGCCGGCATCCGCCGCGCGGGGCTTTTTCATTCCTGCGCTCAGACCGTCACGGCCTCGGCCGACAGATCGGCGCGCGCCGCTTCGGGCAGTTCTTCGAAGCCGTGGTAGCCGGCCGCCTGGGCGGCGACTTCCAGCGCACGATCCGCGCTCTCGGCCTGTCCAATCCAGAGCACCGCGCGGCTGCTGTTCTGCCTCACCTGAAAAATCGTCATCAGTTCCTCCCGTGTCGCCGATCGTTCGCCGACTGACAAAGCCAAGATCGCCCGCGGCAGTTCCGCTTGCAATGGGGCGCTCGATCATCAAGCCGCATATTGGCCCTCACAGTGCGCCAGCAGGTCACATTTCCGTGCATTTTCAACCGCCGGTGCTATAGACGCCTCGCATGTTCGCGCGCTGGTCGATGCGGCGCGCTCGCGGAGGACCCTAGGCATGGATCGTGCGGCGCAGTTGTTGGAAGGCATCGACGTCGACGCCCTGGTCGGGCTCGAGGTCGGGCCGCTCGATAAGGCGCTGGTCAAGCGGACCGAGGGGCGACAGATCTTCTACGCGGACTACGCGGACAGGGCCGCGCTACGGGCGGCCTCGGAAACCGACCCGAACGTCAACATCGACGCGATCCCCGAGATCGATTACGTGATCGCGCCGCTGCCGGAGAGGCTGCCGCGGCAGTTCGATTACGTCATCGCGTCACACGTCGGCGAACACGTCCCGGATCTGCTGGGCTGGTTGAAGACCCTGTTCGGATGGCTCAAGCCCGGCGGCGTCGTGATCCTGGCGCTCCCGGACAAGCGCTACACCTTCGACTGCCTGCGCGAGCACAGCACCATAGGGGAGCTGCTCGAGGCGCACGTCGAGAAGCGGGAGCGGCCGTCCTTCGCCTCGATCTATGACGGGTTCAGCAAGGCGACGCGGAACGACGTGTGCGCCCTCTGGGAAGGCGCGGATCCCGCAAAGTTCGAATACCAGTTCCCTCGCGACGTCTCGTTCAGGATGGCGCGCGACGCGCACATCAATGGGACATATCGGGACTGTCACTGCTGGGTGTTCACAGCTCACGGGTTCCGCGCGCTGCTGGATGAAGCCCGAGATCTCGGCGTGATCGATTTCGATTGGGTCCGAGCGACCGATCCAGAGACCTACACGGTCGAGTTCTATGTCACGATAAGACCGCGCGCCGCTCACTGATCAAGGCCGCGAGAGTTCTGAAGGCAACCTTGGTGCCAACTTCAACGGCGAGCACCTTTTCGGTCAGATACTTAGCGCGGGCTTGATCGCCTTCGGCAAGCGCCGTCCTGATGTCCCTCACGACGCCGGCGATGAAGTTGGTATCGGGCATCAAGGCGGCTCCGCTGTAGTCTATGCCAAGCGCCGCAGCGCTTGACCGAGCCATAGCTCACCGGCAGGAGAGACGGCTAGTGGGCTTGCTCGCGTCGATCTCAGCGAGGTGCTGTCGCCCCGCAGCAGTGATGAACCACGCTGAAATTTTGGTTATCCGGATTATCGCGTGGAGTCGGCGAAGCCATCAAGCCAGCCCTTGGTGTGGAATGTGTTGCACCGATTGCAGAGATCAATCTGCGCAATCGGTGTGTACTGGCGTCCCCCAGCAGGGCCGTAGAAGCCTCGCCCCCATCCGATAAGGTGCAACGGGTCCATCTCTGCGACGGGGAACTGCCCCAGGCATTCCTCGCATACTGCCAGTCGGAGCTTGCCGCGGGTCGGCAGCGTCAGCGCGCGAGCCCGGATCGCGTCGAAACGGTAGCCGCGCCCGGCTCGGTTGACGATCTTGATCAGCCCGTTGGCGGCCTCGGTGTAGGCGTTGGTGTAGGGGTGATCGAAGTACGCGAAGACCTGCTCCCGCCATGCGTCGATCGTCTTGGCGACGCCCTTGAACTCATCCACCTCGCTCGGGATGCTCGTCTTCCAGCGGTCAAACATGGTCTCGGCTTCGTGCCGAGACCGCCGCTGTTCACCGCCCCAGATGTCGTAGAACGCTTCCTTCGTGTGCCAAGCCGCCGACAGCAGATCGTTGTTCTTGAGCATGCCGTCGAGGACGAACGCGCGCTGCGGGCTGAGGGTCTTGCCATGCGCGTGCAGCAGGCGGCGAGCCCGCCACGGGTTGCGCCGATCCTTGCCTTTGGCGCCCCGCCGCTGCCGATTGCGGATCACATCGAGTGCAGCGTTCGCTTTGCTCTGAACGTGCCATCGGTCGGAGATGATAACGGCATCCGGCAGAAGGGCTTGCACCGCCTCGCGGTACGGCCCCCACATGTCGATAGTGACGATCTTGATGCGACGGCGGTTCGTCAGGATGCTGAGCCAGCGGTCAACCGCTGGCCGGTTCATGCTGTCGATCAAGTCGAGGATGCGCCGCTCGCCGACATCCGTGAAGATGGTTCGCTTGCGGCCGAGAAGGTGCAGTTCGTCGATGCCGAGCGCAACCGGTGCCGTAGGCTTGTGCCGGGCCAACAGGCTCTCAATCTCCTCGTTGCAGATGTCCCGGATGGTCTTCTCGTCCAGACCGATCTCACGGGCGAGGTGGGCGTAGGGCCGGATCAGACCCTGCTCGCGGATGTGATCGGCGCATCGCCGCGTCATCCGCCGCTGCGGGTCCATGTCGGGCAAGGGCTGCATGAACGTCGCGCTACAGTCTCGGCAGCGGTAGCGCTGGACATCGACCGCGACGATGGTCCGGAGTCCGTGTACAGGAGCATCCACGTAATCGATGGCCCGTGTCCCATGTCGATAGGGCTGCCGGGTGGAACCGCACTTCGGACAGTGGGTGGGCTCGACATCGTAGCGGGCCACCAGCCGGTAGCCCTCTTGCGACCGTTCCACCTTCTCCACGGTCCAGTCGTCCAGATAGAGTGCGTTGACGGCCATGCTTCCTCGCTGGCCGGGCTATGTCAGAACCGGATTACGATGTGGAGTCCGGCCACCCCATCTGTTAGTGCCCCGCCGGATGTGGCGGTTCGTTGATCCAATGGGCCACCTTGTTCGCGCATGCTGGCCTGCTATATTAAAGCTGTCCCCGCCGAAGGATGCGTCCGAGGCACCCCATCGGCTTCGGCCGGTGGGACCTCGCTCCCTTCAGGTTTCTCCTCGGCACAAGCGAGCAACCTAATTGCATTCAGAGCTTCCGCATCTGTCATATCGCCACGATTGACAATGTACTGGCTATGGATCTCGTGAAGCACGCCGCGCAGACGTTCGTTATCGTCTTCTGCGTCACGCCATAGAGCGTCTGTAATATTGCACAGACCTATAGCATCAATTGCAATTCGGATCGCACAAACGCCGTCCGTTAGCCAGTTTGCTGCATCTGTATCGCCCTCTTCGATGCGGTTTGCGAGGGCGCCTTGAAGGTGAAGGCTAAGATTTCTCAGCTTTTGAATGATGGGATCGCCCGTCTTCTCGGTCGCATGAAAGCTCATCTCAGTGCTCCATGTTCAGAGCACCTGAGGTGCTCAGGAGAGACAGAGGCGTCAGGATGCTGCCGCCCTCAGCATTGAACCACTCCTCGTAGCCGTCCGGCTCGCAGTCAGCGCACCGCTCCTCAACGAGGGCGACGGCCTTCGGCAGATCGGGGTTGTCCAGCTTGTCGATGGTTCGCTCCGACATGCAGGCCGGGCAGCGTTGGACGATGAACCGCATCATGGGCGTTTCGCCTCCGGTCAGGATCCACACCTAAATCCGGATTGACGATAGCACGCCCGGTGCTAGTTTCAACACTCAAATCCGGATAGCCTCATTGAGTTTCGGCCATAGGCAGACAACAGCATGAGGCGGTTCTGCTGGGAGTTCATCTGCCGGGATCAGGTTGCTCAAAGCCGTCATACTGGTGGCGAGAGCATTCCAGTCATCCCGGTTGACGGCGAGAGGTAGCCACTCATGGTAGCCGGTATTATCAACAAGCGCCCACGCTGAACGCACGACCTCCAGAATTGCATCGTATGCGGCCGAGTTGGCATTGACGGAATTTTCCATCCCACTGCTCCATCTTAAGAGCATCTCAGTGCTCTGGCGCTTCGGCAACCCACACCGAAATCCGGATTGATGATAGAACGTCTGATGCTACTTTCAACACTCAAATCCGGAAAGCCGAAATTTTACGGCCCGGGCCCCGCGCCGGCCGCGACACCACCAGCCCCAGCTTCCGCAGCGTCGGCATCGCCGACGGGTAGGCTTCGTGCCGCAGCCCCTGCGGGTAGAGCAGGCAGGCGCGGAGCGCGGCGAGCTGTCGGCCGCGGACGGGTGCGATCGGTTCGGACGGCAATTCCTCGGCCTGCTTACTATGTGCTTACCGGTCGTCAGTTTCGGTAAGCAAGCAGAGGGGTAAGTGTTGGTGCCGCAAGAGGGATTCGAACCCCCGACCCCCTCATTACGAAACATGGGTTACCCAGCAAATTAGTTGACAGGACTGCTTACCGGCCTGCAGAAGCGTCGATCTGCGAGGGGTTTGTGTGCGCGTACCCTCTCATTAAGCGGACGAGACCGACCGCTCGGTTCGTCACCGCCGCTTACCATGTGCTTACCGGACAGCGATGCGCCTCACGAACCAGTCTGCCCTTGCCGTGCGGCTCCCCGCCGGGCGCGATCGGATCGTGGTGTTCGACGACGACCTCCCGGGCTTCGGGCTGAGCCTGAGCAAGGGCGGGTCCCGCATGTGGGTTGTCCAGTACCGGAACGCACTCGGGCAATCGAAACGGGAATCGCTGGGCAAGGTCGGGCTGCTGTCTGCGTCCGATGCGCGCCGCGCTGCCGGCGAGCGGCTCGCCCGGGCCAAACTCGGCGAGGATCCGCACGCCGAGAAGGTGAAGGCGAAAGCCCGGGCGGCGGTCACGTTCGGCGCGGTGGTCGAGCCGTATCTGGAGGCTGTTGGGCCCGGCCTGCGGCCAGCCTACCTCGCCGAGGCCGGCCGCTACCTGCGCACGACCTGGAAGCCGCTGCACAAGCTCCCGCTGCACACCGTCGGGCGCCCCGAGATTACCGAGCACCTGACCAAGATCCGGAACGAGACTGGGCCGCACGCGGCAAATCGGGCTCGCGCCGCGCTGTCGGCGCACTTCGCCTGGCTGGTCGGAACGGGCAAGGCCGAGACGAATCCGGTCATGGGTGTGCCGAAGCCCGCGCCCGAGGTGCGCCGCGCCCGGGTGCTGGCCGAGGACGAGATCGCCCGGGTGCTGAAGGCCTGTCGCAACGACGACTTCGGACGGATCGTGCGCCTGCTGCTCCTCACCGGGCAACGCCGCGACGAGGTGGCCGACATGGCTTGGACCGAGGTGGATCTGGCCGCGGGCCTGTGGTCGCTACCGGGCGAGCGCGTGAAGAATGGGCAGGACCACGACGTGCCGTTGTCGGCCCCTGCCCTGCAGATCCTCGCCGGAACAGAGCGCATCGAGGGACGACCGCTGGTGTTCGGCCAGGGCGACGGGGGGTTTCAGGGCTTCTCCCGGGCGAAGGCGACGCTCGACAAACGCTCTGGCGTCACCGGATGGCGGCTGCACGATCTGCGCCGCACGGCTGCCACCGTCATGGGCGACCGCCTGAAGGTGCTCCCGCACGTGATCGAGGCCGTGCTGAACCACATCTCCGGCCACAAGGCGGGCGTGGCCGGCATCTACAACCGGGCGCTCTACGCCACGGAGAAGCGCGAGGCCCTAGACGCGCTCGGCGCCTATCTCGCAGGCCTTAAGCCAAGCATCGAGATCGCCTCGGCGGATGCCGAGCCGGCGCTCGCTAAGCCGAAGAAGCGTCGGGCCGCGGCCGTCCTTGCACATCCGGCGAAGCGTCGCGGCGCTGAGTCCTAGCTCCCGGGCGGCGACCTGGAACGGCACGACGTGGCGCGATGCGTCAGACATTGGGCTGCCCCCACTCCTCCAGCATGATATTGAGCCGCCGGATTCCGGCCGCCAGTTCTTCCGCGCAGTGCTTGGCGGCCTGCCATCGCTCGGCAAACTCCGGGGCGCTCTCCTTCAGAGAGGCATCGGCGCCCTCCGCGACCACGTCGCAGACCATCGCCGCGGCCTCGCACATGTGGTCCCGGCCGGCGCGCCATCCGACCATCTCCACCCGCGCCCAGATCGCCCGCACCTCGGGCGGCAGGCTGTCCCACGGCTCCACGTCACGTGGGCGGGCGTGGGCGAAGCGGGCCTCGTAGGCGGCCCGGCCGGGATCGCCCTGCATCGCCTCGGCTGCTCCCTCCGCACCCCTCACCCTATCCCGGAGGTTGGCGTTCTCGGCGCGGCGGTGGGCGGCTTCTGCTTCGGCGGCTTTGCAGGATCGCATCCAGACGTCGACGCCGCTGCGCAGATGCTCCACGAGGCTCTGCAACGCGGCCTCGCCATGCTGGCAGCGCCTGTGCATCCTCTGGGCGGACGCCCGCGCCTCATCCCGCTCTTTCCGTGCGGTGGCGGCTTCTTGGAGGATCGGGGCAAGCGGGCCGGAGAGGAGGGCGTCGGCAGCCATCTCAGCCCCGTAGCCGGTGCTCCAGCGTCCGCCGGGGAAAGAGAAGCCTCGGAAGGCGGCGTTCAGGGCTGCGATGATCTCGGATTTCAGCTCCTCGGCCGTCCGGCCGGTCTCGGGGGCGGGGCTCATGGCTTGGCCCTCCCCCAATCTGTCATGAGCCAGGCTGCGCAGGCTTGAAGTGGCAAGCCGGCGAAGAACTGCCCGTTGAGCATCAGAGCCATGCCGGACGCGAGCAGCGTCAGCGTGAGGACGAAGCGCTCGGCCTTCGTCATTCTCCCGCCTCCGGGGTGGACGGAGCGTCTGAGGGGGCGGCCCAAGCCATCTGTTCGGAGGCGCGCCGAGCGGCTTGCCGGCATGCGTCGGACGTCGGCGCCTCAGGCTCGCTTGTGCTTGGCGCCGAGAAGCCCGGGAGCGGGCCGCGGCCGTGACGGGTCGCGCGCTTGGCCCTGAGCTTGGCGAGGAACTCTGGCGTCGAGACGCGGTCCAGTTCTGCCTCGGCGGCGGCCTCCAGATCATGGCCCGCGAACTCGGCGAGGCAGGCGAGCGAGCCCGCCGCCTGGCCGAACTCGGTAGCGGGGGCGCCCGCCGGCCGGCTGTAGACGTAGTCCACGAGGGCGTGGGCATCCTCACGCGACTGGCCGAGCGCCTGCTGAAGCTCCAGCGCTTCCTCTCCGAACCGGGCGATCCGCTCCGGCAAATCGGTCGGATCGTCCGCGAAGGCGATCCTCATCCAGGCAGCGTTGCGCGCCTGAAGCGTCTCGGCTTCTTTCCGCGACTGCTGCTTGATGTACGAGCAGATTAGCAGGTCATCGTCGTAGTCCGGACGAGCCGGGATGCCGACGCGGGCCGTCTCGCAGTCGGTCCGCCGGAAGTGCGAGGCGATCAGCCGGCGAGCGATTTCCCGAGCCTCATCGTGCGAGATCTCGCGCGAGGTCTCCCATTCGCTCCGGTAGTTCAGGTCGCCGGGCTGAGGCTGCCCGACATCTTCTCCGACACGCGCATTGGAAGCGGTGGTGATCGGGTTGGTTGCTTCGGCCATGTCATGCCTCCGAGGGGGTGAGAGCGGCCTTCAACGCGACTTCGGCATCCTCCAGAACCTCATCCAGCAGCTTCTCCGGCAGGATCCTGAGGATGTTGCGGATCTGCGGGGCGCCCCGCCGACCACCGCGGGCGTTCGCAATCGCAGCGGCGGCCGCCTCAATCATCTCGCGTGTGATGGGTCTGGTCTCGGCCATGGTCAGTCTCCTATCGGTACGATCGAATGAGGCAGCGCAGCCAAGTCCGCCTCGCTCCTGCTGAGCGGACGAGAGGACGGAGGACGTAGCCAACGAAGGCAGAAGACGCGGCTGCGTAGGCCAGCACTCCGGCGGCCAGCGAGCAGGCTTCGGAGGAGGTCATGCGGGCGACCTCGCTGCTCTCGCGTGACGCCGCTCGGTACGCTCCGTCCGCTGCGGCAGACCCGGCAGCATCGCCTCGATCTCGGCGGCGCGGCCGTCGAGAAGGGCGGCCCGCGCATCCTCGTTGACGGCCTCCTGCCGGCGAATGGCGGCCCACTTCCGGGCGCGCTCCGCCTCCTGCCGGTAGACCGCGATATTCCGCCGAAGGTCGGCTTCGGTGTGGGGCTGGGTCATGCGACAAGCTCCAATTGGGCAGGGATAGGGGTCCAGACTGCGCCGCACTGTTTCGCGTCCCAAGCGGCCGCCATCCGCTGGGCGTGTGTCTCAGGTGCGTGCTGCCCTTCAGCCTCGCCGATCAGGTCGCCGCCATTCCGGTGGCCGCGGTTGTGGTTCTGGGCCACGTCGGTGCTGTCGAGGCTGGCGAACGGCCAGCGCTTGCCGGCGAGCTGCATGCCGCGGAGCATGTGAAGCCAGGGCAGTCGGCGATGACGCGCGGTCAGGGCCTCAAAGGCTTCATCAATCCGCCTGCACCATGGGTCCGAGAGGACGACGCGATATTCTGCCGTTGATCCTAGACACACTCGCGGGAAGCTGTCGCAGAGGTCCAAAAGCCGACTGACATCTTCATCAAGATGCCAAACTGGAGCACCACGATGACCAAAAGGCCATTCTTTGACCAAAGCTTCTTGAAGCTGGATGCCGGCGTCGATGACATCAGGGATCACAGCCCAGGTCGTGGGATAATCCAACCAACGATCGCACCAAGCGTAATATGCCGGCCAGTCGGTCTCTCTTCCTTTCTTCCAAAATGAATAGGCGCCGTTATCAAGCATTACGCTCTGGCCGATTTTGTGGGCGGCCTCGACCTGCTCTGGCCTCGCGTGCGAAACACAGAAGTGCTTACCAGCAAGGCTCATTAGTACGCGATTTGGCGTGATTGGGAGTCCGTGATGATGCACGGTCATTGCACGTGCCCCCAGTTTTTGCCGCTCATGATGTCGTTGATGGCGTGGACCGAAACGCCGTGAGCCGCCGCGACTGCGGAGCGCTTCTCGCCGCCCTCCCATTCTCGTCCTCACCCGCCTTCACGGCGGCCAGGGCATCGGTGGCGGGGAGAGCGGGGACGCGCCGGCGGCGGTCGGACCAGACCGACACGCCGACGATCGCCACGAAGCCGACGAAGGCGGCGAGGATCCCGAGGGTGAGGGAGCCGGTCATGCCACGGCTCCGAGCCCGGCATCGATGTTCCGCTCCTCGACCGTGAAGGTGACGGCGACGACCCACGGGTTGCGGAGCCAAGCGCCCTCGCCGTTGATGCCATCCCAGAGCAGCCAGAAGGCCCGGACAGGATGCTGGGCGTTGATCAAGCCTGGGATGCCGAAGTCCGAGTGCTCCGGCGTGCGCAGATCCTGGATGCCCTCAGCGATCGCGTCGGCCGGGCTCATGTCGTTCAGCGGCTCGACGCAGATCGCCGTCACCAGGAGGGTGAGGCGACTCGCCCAGCGCGGCATAAACAGCGACGGCCGCCAGATGCCCTCGGCTCCGCTCAGCAGATCCGGCAGCCACGTATGCCACTTCGCGCCTGGGCAGCGCGCGTAGTTGTACGACGGGCCGGCCCCCTCGTCCTCACCGTCCCAGGCTTCGATGTCGTGGCAGTCGCCAGTTGCCCGGTAGGCGATCTGCGGACCGTTGCTGCTGCTACCGGTCTGCCAGGTCTCCTTGACCCAGAGGCGATCGCCCACCTGCCACGACAGGCGCGGCTTCAGCTCGGCGTCGCGCAGGTCGTGCCAGCGCATGCCCTTGTCGCGGAAGTGCCAGTCGTAGCCGGCCGTATCGCTTCGGCCGAACTCGGCAACCGCGCCGACCTTCGACAGGCGGGTGAGCGGCCGCCGGGTCTGCGTCTTGCCGGTGCCGGGCTTGCGCGCCTCGCGGAGCAGAGCCTGGACCATCGGCGCGCTAAACAGGATGGGGCGATCCATCACGCGGCCTCCGCCATGGCAGCGGCCTCGCGGCGCACGGCTTCCTCAAGCGCCTCGGTGGCGGCACGCTGGGCGGCGCGGGCTTCGGCGACGGTCGGAGGCGGCGGCACCCGGACCGGGCCCGGCTCGTCGTAGAAGGACGCCACCGGGACGCCGAGGAAGATGGCGACCTCCTCAAGCCGGCCGGCGCCGATGCGGTTGGCCCCGGCTTCGTACTTCTGCAGTTGCTGGAAGCTCACACCGAGGGCGGTGCCGAGTTCCGTCTGGCTCACCTTGGCGGCCTCGCGAGCGGCGCGGATGCGGCTGCCGATCTGAGCGTCGCGGTCGGTGGGGCGCTTCGGCCCGGGCACGGGCAGGGATTCGACGGTCATCGGATGCGCTCCTGCTGATGGGGTCTGCGGGCGGCGCCCGGCGGCCGCGGCGGCTTCTCGCCCTCGGCGACGCGACGCTCGAAGAAGTGCGGCCACGCCGGGTTGTTCTCGATCCAGAGGCGGGCGTAGTAGGCGCTGAAGTGATCGGTGATCTTGTAGTGGCGGCCCGTGTTCTCGACGGACGCCTCCCAGCGGATGCGGTGCAGGATCGCGTCGGCCGAGAACCGGCGGTGTCCGCGCGCGATGGTCTGCCGCGCGAACCTGTCAAACAGCGCGTAGATCTCGGGGTGCTCGCGATGGAACTTCGCGAACGCCTCGCGCAGCGGCGCTGCGTCCTCGACCTCGGCCGGCGCGTAGCCGAACAGATCTCGGGCGCCGGCGCTCATCGGCCGAACTCCGCGGCGTGCAGATCGAACAGGCGGCCGGCCTGCTCCTCCTCCTCTTCGTCCGAGGCGCAGGACATGACGGCCAGCACCAGGAGCGCGACGAGGCTTGCGGCACCGAGGCCGACGAAGACGTCCAGCCAGAACATCATCCCGACACCAGCGCGAGCGCGGGGCGCCCGTCCTCTCTGCGCCGCACGGGCGGGGCTTCCTCTACGGCGACGACGGAGCCTTCCTGGAGCGCCACCAGCACCGGCAACAGCGCCTCGTGGTGCTCGGCGATGAAGGCTAGGAACCGGGCGGCATCGGCCATGGCCTGGCCGTGCTCGATCGCGCGGACCGTCGCGCGGTGCGTCGGGCGCTCGGGGCATCCGCCGAGGATGCTGGCGGCGTTGAGGCTGGCCCGGGCCGCAGCCTCGGCGGCGAGCGCGAGGCGCAGTGGGTCGATGGTGGAAAGGTCGAGGGCGCTCAAAACGGAAGCTCCTCATCTTGCAGGCCGCGCGCGGCCAGAACGGCGGCGCGCAGCTCCTCGCGGACGATGCGGACGGCCTCGACGCCGTAGGGATGCCGGTCGGGCTCGTGGCTGATGGCGGCCGAGAAGCCGGCGCACCAGCACAGCAGATCGGACATGCCCTCCGAGAGGACGGCGGCCCGGTCGGTGGTGAAGCGCAGGGCCAGTCCGGGCGGACGGGGCTGGACGGTAGCGAGCCGAGCGGCCGCTGCCTTCATGATCTCCGCCGCCGCGGCGAAATCGAACTTGCCGTTGTACGAGAGGCCGCCACGGAAAGCCTTTTCCGGGTCCATCTCGATCTCGATGAACTCGACGGCCTGCCGCAGCATCGAGCTAAGATCCGCGATCAGGACTTCATCGGAGGCGCTCATGCCGCGGCCTCCATCTCGCCGGTGCCGAGCAGCTTCGCCACCCGGGCATCGACCTCGGCCAGGAAGGCGACCACGGCCGCCTCGTCCTTCGCGATCTGCGCGTCGTCGCGGTGCAGGCGCTTCACCCACAGCCGCAGGTGCGCCGGGACGCCGGGGTGCCAGGAGGCGAAGTCGCACCAGCGCCGGCCCGTGCAGGCGAGCTGCCAGCGGATCTGCGGCAGGTACTGCTCCGGGATCTGGCCCGTCAGCAGGGTGTCGAGGTGCGTCCGGAGCGTCGGAGCCTTTATCTCCAGCAGGCCGTCAGCGCCGACGAGCCGGTCCGGGCTGGCGCCCGACATCGGGATCCGCGGGTGCTCGACGAAGCCGACCTGATCCAGATCCACCCCGAACAGGAAGGCGTAGGCGTCCGCGGCCTGCGGCTCGCGCTCCTGCCCCTCCAGCATCGGCCCGGTCAGGTAATGCGACGTCGCGAGGCCCGTCAGCCGCTCGCCGACAAGCTCCATCAGGTACCGTTCGCGCTCCGCGGTCGGCTTGCCGTCCTTCTTGAGAGCCAGCACGTCGGCGATGCGCGAGGCGGTGACCTTGCCTGTTCTGGCCTCCAGCCAGGCTGAACTTCCTTGGACCATCTCAAGCATGGGTCGCGCCCTCCAGCTTTCCGCGGCGAAGGCGCATGTGCGCAGCGCCAATCGTGATGCCGATCGACTTCGCGAAATCGCCGAGCGGCATCACGCCCGCCGGCGTGCGCACCATCGTTAGACCGGGGCGGTTGCGGGCCTGCACTTCAGCGGTGGCCCAGCGGACGTTCCCCGGCTCGTAGCCACGACGTCCGTCAATTCGGTCCAGGGTAGTTCCTGGCGGGCGAGGCCCGATATGGTCGAAGAAGGACTGGAACGATTCGATCCACTCCGGATGAACCGTGATCCCTTTGGCTCCGTACTTGCGGAAATCTTTGGACGCCGAGTTCAAGCAACGCTGACGCATTGCTGTCCATGAACTGTACTCCCGGCTACCGCGCATCCCGTGCTTTACGGATCCTGGGGGCGCCACGTGACGAAGGCAGCCGCAGGACTTGGTGACGCCGGACTTGACCCGGCTGATCATCACCGTGGCCTCATTACCGCATGAGCACTGGTACAGCCCCATGCGGTGCCCATCGCCGGAGCGGCTATCGAGCGCGCGAACAAAGGTCAGGCGCATCTCCGCCATGATCAGCGCCCCCTCTGGTTGCGGGCGTAGTCGTTGATCATGCTGACCGCCTCGGCGTGCCGGGTGGCGGGCAGATCCGGGATGCTCTCGACCTTGAAGAAGCGCAGGAACTGGTCGATGCGCACGCCGTGCTTCTTGATCAGATTGCGGATCTCGTCGGCTTGGTCGTCGCTGATCACCGGGGCGCCACCGCCGGCTCGGCCGTCGTCGTCCTCGCCGGTGCTGGTGATGTTGAGGATCGCCATCGCGACGTAGCGCTTGCCGTAGCTCGTCGAGGAGCCGACCGCCTGCACCGCGTTCTTCGAGCCGCTGTTGTCGAGAGGCAGCTCCATGGTGGTCTCTTCGGCGTGGCCGTCCCGGTGCATCAGGACGCCAGTCACCGAGAGCTTGCCGCCCGCGTTGCTCCCCACGCGGAAGGTCAGCGAGAACCCGTGCCGCCCCATGGTGGGCCGGATCGCCTCGTTCAAATCCTCCCAGAGGGCGAACTTCGCCTGCTTATCGCCGCGGCCGCGCTCGCGGACGCCAGGGAGCTCCTGCTGCAGCTCGGCGAGGGCGGAAGCGAACGCGGCACGGGCGCGCTGCGCCAGGACGCGCTCCTGCATCTGGAGGAGGCGCTCCATCTTGTCGATGTCGACGTTCGGGTCGCACGCGGCCCGCTCGATCATGCTGATGATCGCCGTGGACTCGCTCTGCACGACCGCCGGCGGTGCGGCGCGCGGCTCCTCGACGGTGGCGATCTGCTGCTGGGGCTGGCTCACTGCTGCGTCTCCGTGTTGGACGCGCGCCCGGCCTGCCGCGCGAACCGCGCGGTCTCGGCCTTCACGCCGTCGATGTGCTCGGGGTCGTAGGGGTCGGCGATCGCGGCGGCGCAGATGCGCTGCAGCTCGTAGCGGACCGCCGTGAAGGCCTCGCCGGAGGCCAGCGTGTCGCCGAGGCGGACGCTCGTGCCCTCGAAGGCGCGGACGATCTCGACGGCGAGCGCGCGATTGCCGAACGGCAGCGAGGCGAAGCGCCGGCCGGTGTCGTAGAGGCGCTGCGCGGCCTGCCGAGGCGTCACGCCCTCGACGTGCGCGGGGTGCGTGGCGGCCCTCATCGCGCACCGTCCCGGCGCTTACGCGCATGGTCGAGGACGGTCACGGACAGAGGCAGCTTGCCCGGCTGCATCTTGTGCGCGGCGACGGACAGGTCCGGCAGCATGGCCGCGATCAGGTGCGTCGCCTCGCTGGACCGGCCCTTCGCGATCAGCTCCTGGATGGCGAGCACGTCGTTCAAGGTGACGGCGAGGGCGACGCGCAGGCGTCGGTTCTCGGCGCTCGCCAGACCGATCGCCCGCTCGCGCACTGCGGCGCTGAAACCGACATGCGCCAGGGCGAGGTCGGCCTGCAGGACCGTGTAGGACGGGAGCCCGAACGAGGTCAGGGCTTCGTCCACGACCTCGACGAGGCGCTCGCGCTCGGTCGGCGTGAGAGGGGCAGCGACAGCGGGCGTCATGCGCGGTGCTCCCGGATCTGGCGGCGGAGGCGCCACAGCGTCGGGCCGACGCTCTTGGGGGCGAGGCGGAAGCGGTCGGCGATCTCTTCATTCGAGAGACCGTCCTGCTTGGCGGCGAGGAGACGGGCGTTCTGCGCGGCGGTGCGCTTGCAGCCGCGACCGGCGCGGCCGGGGCGATCAACCTGCACGTCCATGTCGGCGGTGTAGGTCAGCACGCAGCGGCCGGAGACACCGAGCAGCGCACCAATGTCGTCCAGCGGCATCCGCTCTGCGCGCAGGCGGCGCATCTCCTCGCGCATCCGGTTGGTGACGGGCTTTCCCTTCGGCACGGCGCGTCACTCCGGTTGGAGGTCGGCGACGATCCGGGCGCGCTCCGTGGCGCTCGGCTCGGTGCGGTGGAGGTGCAGCTCGGTCACCGCCTTCGGCAGGACAGCGAGGAAGGCGCGGGCGGTCACCACGTCCGGGCACAGCGTGACGCGCACGGGCTGGGCGAGGCCGTTCGAGTTGCCAGTGCCGTCGCGGCGGACCGCGATCACCACGGCGTCGATCAGGTCGGCCGGGTCGAGGTCCTTCGGCAGGTAGATGCCGGCGACGTAGATGCGGTTGGAGTGGCCGCGCCACTTCGTCAGAGCGAGCGGAGGGCAGCCGACAATCGCGCTGCCGGCGCGCAGCAGCTCCTCGCGGGGGAGAGTCTGAGCGGCGGACATCAGCGCCTCCGCTCGAAAGCGTCCGCGCCGAGCACGTCGCGCGGCGTCAGGCGGTCGTCGTCAGCCTCGGCCACGACGACGAAGGGGACGCTGGCCGCGTATCGGCGCGGGGCCGGACGCAGCCGCTGCGCGGGCTTGCCCTGCGCGGCGGCGAGAGCGCGGCGGGCCCGGAGGTCGAGCAGCGCGGCGTCCCAGTTGAAGGGGGCCGACATCTACTTGATGCCCTGCGAGGCGCGGCGGGCCGACAGGAGCTGGTCACCGACGTGACCGCATCCCCAGAAGAAACCGCCTAGCCCGACGATCCCGAGCGAGGCGTAAGTGACCATCTGCGTGGCAGATGCCGAGGCGGTGGCAAGGTAGAGATCGAGGGCGGCGAGCATTGGGGCGCTCCATCGGGAACGCCCTGATACTTTCTGTTTTTCAGAAGCGCGTCAAGCGCGATTTTCGAAATTCAGAAATACGTGGTCGTCGTCGGCTTCCGATCGGCGCGCGAGAGTGCCGGCCTGCGTAGCCGGAACGATGTTGGTAACGATCGCGGCCCACTCGACCGCCTGCGCCAGCATCGGCTCATCGTTCGAGCTGAGAAGGTCGAAGCGGTCGGGGTACTTGCTGGAGTGGAGGAATTTGACGACGCGCTGGCCGCCAGGCAGCCCGCAGACGCAAAGCTGGTCGACTTGGTCCGGCGTCGGAGGCGCGTGCTTCTCACCGATGAAGGCGATGAAGCCATGCCCCGCTATGCCGCGCATCGAGTCGCCTTCAACTTCCAGGGCGCCACGAGCTGGTGCGCTCCGAGCCGGCAGGGCGATCCAATCGACCGGCCCTCCGTTCTCGCCGAAGAGCACCGCCTCGTTCCGCCCTCCTGCCACCTTGCCTAGGAGTGGAACAAACGCAGTCCGATGGAAAGGGGGCGGCTCAACTTCTAGGTATGAAGCAATTTTGGCGACGTCAGAGACTTTCAATTCCTGATCGCCGTCGAGGAGCCGATTCACTGCGCTTTGTGAACGACCTAGCACGCGAGCGAGGCCGGCGCGGTTGATCCCGCGAGCCTGCCCGTCCCCGCTATCCACAACGTCTCTGATCCACTGCTTATGGTCCATGAGATCGTTGTGCGCAGTCGCCAGAAGGGCGCAATCTCGTTTTTCAGAAACGCCGCTTGACGAGAGCTTCTGAAAATCAGAAGCTCCGCGGATGGAGCCCGCGCGTACCATCATTGAGCTGCTCGGCGGAGAGGCCGAGGTTGCCCGCATCGCGGGGGTGGCAATCACTGCGCCCTACCGATGGCAGGCTGCAAAGGCCAAGGGCGGCACTGGCGGGATGGTGCCGCACTGGCACATCGGCAAGCTTCTTGAGCATGCCGCCGCCAATGGCATCGAGCTGACTGCTGCAAGCTTCGCTCCTGTCTTTCCAGTGGCGCAGCCGGAACAGGCCGCCTGATGCCGTCCGCGCTCACCACGCTCTTGCTGCTGCCCGCAGTCTGCTCCGTGCTGGTGCCGCTGGCCTGCCTGCTGTGGTGCCGCGGCCTCGTCCCGATCCTCGCGACGACCTTCGTCGTCGCCGCCTGCGTGGTGCTCACGTGAGCACCGTCGCCTCTTTCACCCTTCCGCGTCGGGCGTCCAACGCCACCACTTCCGGCCCGTCGCGGAGACTTGCTCGGCCCATAACGCCCACCGGGCCGAGCCTCTTTCTTTCAGCTCTCCGCGCGCTGGGCCTTCGGCGCGTGGATCGAGCGCCCCGCGGCGACATCGCCGTGACCCGCCGCGGGGTCGCCTATCGCTCGCACACGTCGCTCTTCCGCCAAGTCGAAGACGTGCGCGCGCCTGTAAATCCGGATTGTTGTTCTGCGTACCGGATCCCCCTGCATCTGCTGCCCCTCTCTCGTGCGTCCGTAAGACAGCACGAGGGAATGCGCAGATGTGCGCAAATGGAAGAGGTCCGCGCAGGATGATCACACCTGATGATGCGCGAGAGGCTGTCCGGCCTCCGCTGGTCCTACTGGTAGATCACCACGTCGAGCAGGGCGCAGACCGAATGCAGGCCTATGGTCGCGTCGCCGGTCTCGTCGGTCGCTCGTCTGCATGGGTGCGTCGAGTCCTCGGTCGCGATCCCCGCGCGACCGTCGGCTTGCACGACGCCCTCAACATCCGCGCCGCCTACGACCGCGTCTGTGCGCGCGTCGAGGCTACCACCGCTCGCGTCGATGCGCTCGCCGACGCGCTGGAGGACTACGCCGATGAAGCTCCTGCGCGCACTTCGCGATCTGCTGCGCGCTCTGTCCCGGCTGCTGCACGTGCTCCCGCGCGTCGCCGCCAGGATCTGCGCTTCCGGCGCGCGCCGCTGATCCCCGTCTCGGCCCTCGCGGCCGCCTGAGCTTCGGCCAACCCGGCCAGAAGGGAGAGAACCCATGAACGACGCAAAGAAGAACTTCCTCGCCAACCTGTTCGGCGTCGCCGCGCACGAGGTCGAAAGCTTGGTCGGCAAGCTGAAGGACGCGCTCAGTCACGAGGCTGGCGACGAGACCGCGGCCGTGGAGCCGCGTGTCGCGGCGCTGGAGACCGAGGTCGCCGAGCTGCGGAAGACCCTCGAGGACCTGACCGCCCCCGAGCAGCAGGCCGCCTGAACGCGAACCGCCGCCCGGGTTCAGCGGGCGGCGGCGGTCGCATCGTCTTCGTAACTGGAGAGCACCATGGAAACCACAGACCAGCAGGACGTGCAAGCTGAGACGCTGTCGGGCGACATTCGCGACAGCTTCCTGACCATCTTCCGCGACGTGCGGGAGCCCTGGGCCAAGCTGCCGGAGCATCAGCAGCGCCAGATCAACGAGGAGGTCGACCGCCTCGCCCGCGTCCTCGTCACCCGCGCCGTGTTCATCGCGCTGGATCGCGGCTTCGTCCACATCCCGGTCGTCACCGGCAAGGCCGTGCTGGCCGACGGGATCAAGATCGAGGTCTCGGCCTCGCGCATCGCCAAGAACTGCACGATCCTCGGCGAGAACCCGCCCGGCCCGGCCGTGCTGGTGTTCGCCGACGTCGAGGACTTCATCGGCGAGCGCGCGCCGGCGCCAGTCGACCAGGACCAGCCTGGGCTCCCGATCCACGACGAGGACGGTGTGATCGAGGAGGCCTCGGACCTGACCATCGATCAGGCCGAGGAGCTCGTCGCGGGCGCCGAGACGTTCCAGGGCATGACCGTGCGGACCGGCCACCTCCCCGAAGGCGAGCGCCGCGAGAAGCTGGAGGCGGCCGTGCTGGCGAAGGGCGGCAAGCTCTACGCCTATCCCGCGCCGAACGAGAGCATCCGCCGCGAGCGCGAGAAGACGGCGGGTCGCGGCCGCGGCAGGGCCACCGGCAACGGTCTGCCCAAGTCCGAGATGCCTGCCGCTCCGTCCGCCTGATCGGAGCCCGGGTTATGCCCTCGTCCGTCACGATCCGCTTGCCCGGGCCGCCTCAGGGCAAGCAGCGCCACCGCTCCCGGGTCGTGGCGGGCAAGGGCGGCAAGTCGTTCGCCAGCCAGTACAGCGATCCGAAGACCGTCGCTTATGAGCGCCGGCTTCGGGCCGCCGCGACCGTCGAGATGGATGGAGCCGCCCTGCTCACGGGCATGCTCTCCGTCGCCGTGTTCGCCTTCATGCCGATTCCCGCATCGTGGCCCAAGCGCAAGCGGCAGCAGGCCCGCGACCGCGTCATCCGCCCCGTCACGAAGCCGGACTGGGACAACGTCGCCAAGGTCACCGACGCGCTGAACGGCGTGGTCTGGGGCGACGACGCCTCCGTGGTCGATGGCTACGTGCGGAAATACTACGCCGACGAGCCCGAGCTGGTCGTGCAGGTGTCCGTCGTCGTTCCGGAGGCCGCATGAAAGTCCGCGGCGTTCATCTCCATGTCCCGTACCTGATCGGCAATGGCCGGTGGTGCTCGTGCTGCTTCCCCGACGGCCCACCGGACGCGGTGAGCTACGCGACTAGTCGCAGGAAGCGCCGCGGCTGCAACGAGTGTGCTGGGGCCGGGCGCATCGCTTTCACCGCTGAAGAAATCATCGCGGCATACCGGACGCGGTCTGCGCCTGAGAGGGCCGCATGACCTGGGTCATCGTCCAAGAAGGGCGCATCCTCTACCGCGGCTCCCGCGAGGAGTGCATGGCCGCCGCCGAGCGATTTGGCCTGCTGTTCCACGTCGGCAGCGAGCTCGATGACACCGGCGAGCCGCGCGGCGTGCTTGTCGATGGGCGCCACTGGCATCCCGATGGCACCGAGCTGCCCTGCCGGATCGCCCGCGGCACCGTGATGATGCTGGAGCGGATGCTGCCGCGACGCCTGCGGAGGATCGCGGCGTGAGCGACCGTGACGCCTTCTCGCCTCACATGGAGGCCGTCGCCCGGGCCATGCTCGGCGATCCGAATCCGCGCCTGACGACGCCGAACGAGCTGCGCTACGGCAGCAATGGCTCGCTGTCGATCGACCGCCACGCCGGCATCTGGTTCGACCACGAGCGTCAGGTCGGCGGCGGTGTGCTGGATCTGCTGAAGGACAAGCAGGGCCTGCAGAACGGCTCTGCGCTGGAGTGGCTCCGCGAGCGCGGATTCCTGCCGGAGCGGGAGCAGCCGGTGCAGTCGGCCCAGACTGCCCGCGCCCGGGTCGACAAGGTCTATGACTACGTCGACGAGAACGGCGAAGTCGTCTTTCAGGTCGTACGGTTCGAGCCGAAGACCTTCCGTCAGCGTCGGCCGGCCGCTTTCGGCGAGGACACCCGCGACGGCTTCGTCTGGTCGGTAAAGGGCATCACGCTCGTTCCGTACCGCCTGATCGAGATCCAGGAAGCCATCGCGAACGGTCACGTCGTGATGATCGTCGAGGGCGAAAAGGACGCCGACGCGCTCTGGCTGCGCGGCATCCCGGCTACCTGCAACCCAATGGGTGCCGGGAAGTGGTCTCCGGACCTGGACCGGCACTTCGAGGGTGCCGACGTCGTGATCCTGCCGGACAACGACGAGCCGGGCCGGAAGCACCGCGATCTCGTTACCGCCCGGCTGTCGTCGGTTGCCAAGCGCATCCGCAGCCTTGAACTGCCGGATCTGCCGGTGAAGGGCGACGTGTCCGACTGGTTGGATGCGGGCGGCTCGGCTGAGCAGCTCTACCACCTGATCGAGCGCGGCGCCCGGGCCCCGTGGGACGTGCCGCCGGCCTCGCGCTTTGGCGCGCTCTGGCTGGACGCTATCCCCGGCAAGGTGAGCAACACGCCTTGGATCGTGAAGGGCATCGTGCCCGGCCGTGGCTTCGGAGCCGTCATCGGGCAGCCGGGGTGCGGGAAGTCGTTCCTGGCGCTGGACCTGGCTTTCACCGTGTCAGTGCTGGCCTTCACCGAGGGCGAGGACTCGCGCTGGTTCGGCCGCCGGGTCCGCCCGATCGGCGTCGTCTACATCGCGGCCGAGGGTCAGACGGGCTTCGTGAAGCGGGTCGAGGCGCTGCTCAAGCGCTACCGCGTCGACGATCTCAGCCGCTTCCCCTTCGTCCTGTATCCGACGGCGCTCGACCTCCGGAACCCGGAAGGTGACACCGGACCGCTATGCGAGGAGCTGAAGGCCATCGGCGCCCGCATGCAGGAGCGCATGGGCGTCCCGCTCGGCCTGATCATCGTCGACACGCTGAACCGCGTGCTCGCCGGTGGCGACGAGAACGCGCCAGAGGATATGGGCGCACTGATCCGGAACTGCTCTCGGATCCAGGAGGCGACCAACGGCGCCACCGTCGTCCCGGTCCACCACATGAACGCCGCCGGCACCCGCGAGCGCGGGCACTCCTCGCTTCGTGGCGCCCTGGACTTCATGATCGAGGTCGAGCGCGGCGAGGCCGGCAATAGCTGGAAGGTCGCCAAGCAGAAGGACGAGGAGGACGGTCAGGTCTTCTCGTTCACGCTCGCGAGCCAGGTCGTCGGACTGGACGAGGACGGCGACGCGATCACCTCTTGCCTCGTCGAGGCCGTGGAGGCGCCCCGCCTCGGCCCGCAGCCCCGGCGCGCCAAGCTGCCGCCGCAGGCGCTGAACGCCTACAACATCCTGTTCCGGCACTGCGACGACAGCGGCCAGCGCCGCTACCTGCTCGGCCGGGACCGGGTCTGCATCACCCTGACTGCCTGGCAGGAGGAGTGCCGTCGACAGAACCTCGTAGCCCCGGGTGGCGGTGAAGACGCCTTCCGCAAGGCATTCGGGCGAGCCTTCGACGTGCTCCGAGCTGACCAGCGCGTCGGCGTCGAGGGGGATTACGTGTTCCCGATCCTGAAGAAGTTCGACACCTCCTGACGGGCTCAGCCGCCGGACAAGATCCGGACAAACCGCGGACAAAACCCTGTCCGGGCAGGCTCAAGCCTCAACCCATAGACAGCACGTTTTGTCCAGCCTTTGTCCGAAACCTGTCCGGTCAGTCCGCCAACATCCTCAGAGGGTTAGCGATGACCGGAGCAGTCCGCATGTCCAGTCCTGTCCGAACTTTGTCCGGCCTCGCGCGCGCTCGCGCACATACGCGGGGGTTATACTCCTCGGGTAGTTATAGGGATCTCTTTCAGAGATCCCGATATAACTACCCTCGTAACCGTAGAGGATCCGCGCGCGACCCTCGGACGTCGGGTGCTGGCGGGTCCGCGCTTGGGGCGCTCCCCCGCCTGTCGCGTCCGATTCGGGAGGCCGCATGAGCCGCCCCGCTCCGAAATCCGCGATGGCGCGGCTGTGGGATCGTCAGCGGCAGCAGGCCCGCGCCGCGATGGCGGCCCGCCAGCCCGCCGCCGATCCTGCGCCGGCGGTGAAGCCGCCGCCCGCCAGCGTCCCGCCGCGCCCGGCACCCGGGACGTTTCGCATCGCCGAACTCGTCGAGGGGCAGTGCCGCTTCCCGGTCACGCCGCACCGGGCCCGACCGCACGAGCACCGGTTCTGCGGCGAGCCCGTCGCCTGGAAGGCCGGCAAGCCGACGAGCTGGTGCGGCCATCACCTGATCGAGGTCTGCGGCCAGCCCGGCCGAGCCCCGGGCGGCGCCAGCCTGGCCGACATGGCCCGCGCGCCGAAGGTGACCGCATGACCGATGCCGCCACCCTCCCCGCAGATCCTAGCATCGGCGCCGGAGAACGCTGCCGGTGGCAGTCGCCCGTCGGCTACCCGCCGCGTCGCCGCCGCGCCGCCGCGCTGCTCCACGCCGCTGGCGAGGCCGGGCGGAGCAACCGCGACGTGGTGCTCGTCGACCGACCGGCACCCGGCGCGCCCGGCGTCACGCGCCAGGTCACCGTCAACCGCCGCGTCGACACGCTGGCCCACGAGCGGGCCCAGAAGCGGATCAGCCACGAGGAGTTCCACACCGGCCGCGCCATGCAGGCGATCTGGGAGGGCCAGGACGGCAGCCGCGTCTCCGGCGCCGACTGGTCCGGCGGCACGCGCCGCAGCGGCATCACCGACGGGCTCAGCGCCGCCGAGGTGCTCGCCATCCGCCGCATCGTCGGCGCCCGCCGGGCTGAGGACCTGAACGCCGAGATCCGCGACACCGTCGGACGCGAGGGCCTCCGAGAGCTCCGCGCCGTCCTCTGCGGCCACGGCTACTTCGCCGACATGGCCGCAGCCGAGGGCCGGACCGGCGAGCGCGCCGCGTCCGAGATCGCCAGCCGATTCCGCTGGCTGCTGCGGCAGGCCACCAGGGCGCTGAGCGGCGCAGACGACGAGCAAGCCGTCCCCATCCGATCATGGGCCGGACGTTGACACCCGACGGCGCTTCTGACAGCCATTTGTACGCCGCGCAGTGCGCCCGCGTCCCTCCAAGGGGCCGCGGGCGTTCGCATTTCTGGAGCGCTCCATGAGCCCCGTCGCGATCATCCTGCTGATCCTGATCATCCTCGCCTTCGGCGGTGGCGGGTTCGGCTGGGGTGGCGCCTACCGCGGGCCCGGCTTCGGCATCGGGGGCGTGCTGATCATCGTCCTGGTGATCCTGCTGCTCACGGGGCGGCTGTGAGCGACGAGGCTGAAGCCGCTCTGATCATGGCCGGATCCTTCGGGGCGTTTACGTTCATGCTCGGCTACCTGCTCGGGAAGGCGCGGGCCACCGCCCGGCAGCCGCTCACCGACCGGATGAGCTTCGAGGACTGAGGCGCCACCCGTGGCCCTGACCCCCAAGCAGCAGCGTTTCGTCGAGGAGTACCTCGTCGATCTGAACGCGACCCAGGCCGCGATCCGTGCCGGGTACAGCGAGCGCAGCGCCTACAGCGTCGGACACGAGAACCTGAGCAAACCTGAGATCGCCGCCGCCATCTCGGAAGGCCAGGCGAACCTCTCCGAAGTGGCCGAGGTGACGGCCGAGCGGGTGATGCGCGAGGTGGCCCTGATCGCCCTCGCCGACCCGCGCTCCGTCATGACCTGGGGGCCGAAGGGCGTGACGCTGATCGACAGCAAGGCGCTGACCCGGGATCAGGCCGCCATCGTCGCCGAGGTCGCCCAGACGAAGGACGGGATCCGGCTCAAGACGCACAGCAAGCTCGACGCGCTCGAGAAGCTGATCCGGCGCATGGGGCTGAACGCGCCCGAGAAGGTCGACGTGAACGTGAAGGTCGACGGCCTCGAGGACGCGGACGTGGCCCGGCGCCTCGCCTTCATGCTCGCCAGCGGCGCGGCCGCGCAGGCACCGACCAAGGACTGATCCCCATGCGCACCCGCTTCCGCACGCTGCTCCTCGCCGGGGCGGCGTCTCTCGCCGTGTCCGCGGCCGCGTTCGCCCAGGTCACGACCAACGGTGCCGTATCGACCATCTCGCAGATCGTGCAGGTGGTCTGGAACGGCCAGAACATCAGCAGCTCGAACCCGCTGCCGGTGGCTGTTGCGTCGGGGGGCGGCGGGTCGGCCACGGCAGCCGGCACGAACGGGACCACGGCGCAGGCCGTCCAGGGCATCAACGGCGGCGTACCTCTGCCGATCCAGGGCGGCAACGCCACGGCGGTCAAGACGGACGGCTCCGCGACCACGCAGCCGATCAGCGCCGCCGCCCTGCCGCTGCCGGCCGGCGCGGCAACGTCGGCGAACCAGACGAGCGAGATCGCTCAGCTTACGGCCGCGAACCAGCGGTCAGCCCTCTTCGCCGACTTCACGAACCAGGCTGTCGCTTCAAGCGGGACGATCACGGGGCCTTGGCGCGATGCTGGCGCGAGCCCGTCGCCATACACCAAGTTCAATTATGCGTTCGTGTCCTCGCAGTCGGGAACGGCGGTTGTACAAGTTTCGAACGACGGCACCAATTCGCTGACCAATATCATGACGACCACGGCGCTGAGCCCAACGAATAACATCGTCGGCACTCTACCGCTGACTTACAGATATTATCGCGTCGTTCTGATCAACGGCACGACGGCGGCTAACGCTTCCGTCAACACGGCCTTTGCCACGAACTGAGGCCGCATCATGCGCCGCCTATTCGGGATCGCCGCAGCCCTCGCCCTGGCGTCCGCCGGGGCCTCGGCGCAACTGCTGGTCAACGGCCAGACCCAGACCGTTCCGGCCGCCGTCCCGAACGCGGACTACCTGTCCACGGCCGGCGCCCGCATGTCGCCGCAGATCCCGTTCTACCGGATCGGCGAGCCGTACCAGATCGCCTTCACGCCCACGAGCGGCAGCGTCGAGGTGCCCGTCACCCCGCCGCCCGGCGCGACCTCGTTCCGGTACAGCGTGAACGCCCCCTGCTCGGTGCGCTTCCGAGGCAGGGTCGCGGGCGCGCCCTTCGTGCCCCTGACGGCGACAACGGGCTGGCTGTGGTTCCCAGCCACCCAGGACATCTTCACGTCCCTACAGCCCATCTCCGTCGTGGCGATGGGCGTCGATGGGCCGTTCGCGAGCGTCCAGGCGGCCCAGAAGGCCTGCTCGGGCGTCGTCGAGCTTCAGTTCGGAACGGGCCAGTGATGCGCGCGGCATGGGCTCTCGCGCTGCTGCTCGCCGCGACGCCGGCTCTCGGGCGAGGCACCGCTTCGCCGTGGCCGGCGCTGGATGGTGTTCCGGGACCACAGGGAGCGAAGGGCGATGCAGGACCGGCCGGAGCTGCGGGCGCGAAGGGAGACCAAGGGGCGCCGGGCGACACCGGCCCCCAGGGACCGGCAGGACCCAGCGGACAGGCAGGCCAGAAAGGCGATCAGGGCCCTGCAGGAAGCCCGGGAGCCCAAGGACTGACGGGCCCGGCCGGTTCGCCCGGCCTCGTCTCCGTCGCCCCATCTACCCCGACCCGCGCCCTCGGCGCCGCGTTCCAGCCTAGCGCGACGAAGGCGACGTTCGTCTCCTACTCGGTCAAGACGTCCGTCACGAACCCGCTCCTTGTCGGCACGTCTACCGCGACCGTGACCCTGCTCAGCGATGCCGCAACTACGCCGACCACGGAGCGCGGCCGCGTCGAGGCAACGTCCGGCGTGGGGGTCTCCGTCACCCTCGCGCTCACCACCAGCAACACCGCACAGCTCTCCTACGTCGTGCCGGCCGGCCATTGGGTTCGGCTCGTCTCCACGGTGAGCGGCACCGGCTCGGCTGCGATCGTCTCGCAGGTCGAGGAAACCCTGAACTGAGGAGACACCACCATGCGCTACAAGCTCACCCCCCTGCAGGAGCTGCCGGCGGCTCACGCCGCGTCCTACGCCGAAGTCGTCCACGAGGGCGACGAGGCCTCGCGCGATCAGCGCCTGAACGACCTCCACGCCCTCACCGGCGTGCCGTTCGAGGCCGCCGAGTACAGCGACGACGACGCCCGCAAGGACGACGAGCGCGAGAACAAGGCGCTGAAGCGGCAGAGCCGCAAGGCCAGCGAGGACTAAGGCTCACCCGCGGCCATGGCCCTCCTTGATGAACGGATCGGGCGCATCACCGGCATGGCGCCGGACGCGCGCGCGCAGCTCGAGAAAGAGGTCATGGCCGCGACCGCGGGCCAGAACTGGTTCCCGAACCCGGGCCCTCAGACCGACGCCTACTTCAGCAAGGCTGACGTGCTGCTCTATGGCGGCCAGGGCGGCGGCGGTAAGACCGACCTCGGCCTGGGACTCGCGTTCACGGCGCACCGCCGCTCGCTGATCCTGCGCCGGAAGTACGCCAACCTCGGCTCGCTGACCGAGCGAGCGATCGAGATCCACGGCTCGCGCGACGGCTTCAACGGCTCACCCCCGCCGTCCCTCCGCGCCGGTGACCGCCTGATTCAGTTCGGCGGCAACCAGCATCTGGGCGACGAGCAGGACTGGCAGGGCCATCCCTTCGACCTGAAGGTGTTCGACGAGGCTGTGCAGTTCCTCGAGTTGATGGTCCGCTTCCATCTCGGCTGGCTGCGCACGACGACGCCCGGCCAGCGCACCCGCGCCCTGCTCTGCACGAACCCGCCGCTCGACGCCGACGGCGATTGGATCATCGGCATGTTCCGGCCGTGGCTAGACCTGACCCATCATCGGCCCGCGAAGCCCGGAGAACTGCGCTGGTACGTCACCGCGCCCGACGGCTCGGACATGGAGGTCGACGGGCCCGAGCCGATCCTGATCCCCGGAGCGGAGCGCCCGTCGATCCCGACCTCGCGCACGTTCATCCCGGCCGCTCTGCGCGACAACCCGTATCTGATGGCGACGCCGGCCTATCAGGCCCGCCTCGACGCCCTGCCCGAGCCGCTGCGCTCCGCCGTCCGCGACGGCAACTTCATGGCCGCCCGTGCCGACGCTGACCGCCAGGTGATCCCGACTGCGTGGGTTCTCGCCGCTCAGGCGCGGTGGCGAGCGGACGGCTGGCGGGCCGAGCCCATGTCGGCGCTGGCTCTTGACCCGGCTGGCGGCGGCAGGGACGCCCGCACGCTCGCGTATCGGCACGGCGGCTGGTACGGCCCGCTGCACAGCGACACCGGTCCCGAGACCGCGGACGGCTCCGCCTCTGCTGCGCTCATCGTGAAGGTGCGGCGCGACGGCGCCGGGGTCGTGGTCGACGTCGGCGGCGGCTACGGCGGCTCCGTCACGCTGCGGCTCGACGACAACCAGATCGAAAACGTCGGCTTCAACGCCTCCGCCGCCTCCACCGCCAAGACGCAGGACGGTAAGCTCGGGTTCGTGAACAAGCGGGCCGAGGCGTGGTGGAAGTTCCGCGAGGAACTCGACCCAGACCAGGAGGGCGGCTCCGCCGTCGCGCTGCCGGACGATCCCGAGATGCGGGCCGACCTCTGCGCCCCGACCTTCACCATGCGAGCCAACGGCATCCAGATCGAGAGCAAGGACGATCTGCGGAAGCGTCTCGGCCGCTCGACCGGCAAGGGCGACGCGGTGGTGATGTGCATGTCCGAGGGGGCACGGGCGCAGGTGCAGGCCGTGGCGAAGCGTTCGAGCACCGCCCGCCCGACGGTGGCGAACATGGGCGCGCGGCATGCCGCCGTGCATGCGCGGAGGAGAGCGTGATGTCTTTCAGGTGGCGTAACCGCAACCGCTGGGGCGACAACGATCGCAACTGGGGTCCCTTCACCTATGCGCGCGATACCGCTGGCTACCGTCCTCTGGCGATCGTGATGCAGTCGCGCGGCGACGATGACGACGAGAGCGGCGACTGCACGCTGCGCATCAGCGGCTTCGGTCACACGCTCATCGCCACCGTTCCGCCGATCATCCGGCCGTGGCGGCGCTGGGTCGACCTGTCGGACCGCCAGTATTATGGGCCGGACGGCGCTCCGCTGCCGAAGCGCCCCGATGCCGGCTATTGGGACGTGCACGCGCGCCAGTATGGCTTCACGCTGAGCGGCGCCGGTGACGTTGGCGGGAGCAGCTTCCTGCAGGTGTTTTTCGGCCCGCAGACGCACGACAGCTCCACGACCAAGCGTTGGTCGAAATTCCTGCCGTGGACTGAGTGGCGGCACGTCCGCCGGAGCTTATACGGCCTGGACGGCGAGCACATCTGGACCGAGCCGCCAGCCGCCCGGCGGCTCGGCGATGGGAGCTATGAGGCGCTGAAGGCAGCCGAGGATGCCTGCCCTTCCCGGACCTTCCCATTCCGCGACTTCGACGGGGAGCCGCTGACTGTCCAGACCCGGATCGAGGAGCGCGAATGGCGCTTCGGCTCCGGATGGTTCAGGTGGCTGTCCCTGTTCCGCAGGCCGATGATTCATCGCTCGCTGGATCTCCGGTTCTCCGGCGAGACTGGCAAGCGCAAGGGCTCGTGGAAGGGCGGCACGCTCGGGCACGCGATCGAGATGCTGCCCGGTGAGCTGCACGAGTCCGCGTTCCGCCGATACTGCGCCGAGCACGGCATGACCTTCGGGCACGGTGAGCAGCCCGCTATCGCTGAGACAGCCCGCGCGTGACAGCCGAGTTCTGGTTCAACGAGTACCTGATGCCCGACGGCAGGCAGGTGCGGTGCTGGGCCGGCGAGACCCGCCGTGAAGCCGTGCGCATAGGCGGCCACGTGCAGGGGCTGATCGGCGCCCTGGTGGTGCTTCGGTGGCGCGTCGTGCCGCGGCTGCCGGCCGTGTTCGACCAAGGAGTAGCGTGATGGACGGATCCGGATTTCAGCATCTCGGGAAGGGCCTCGGCGTCTATGCCGGCGCCTTCTTCGGTGTGCCGATGGTCGTCGCTCTATGGGCTGGCGGCTTCGGCTGGTGGTCGCTCGCTGGATGGCCTGCGAGCGTCGCGGCTGGCTTTGTAGCCGGCGCCTGCTTGGACGAGATGTAGCCATGTCCTCCCTGTTCTCCGCCCCCAAGATCAACATGCCGGCGCCGACGGTCGCGGCCCCCACGCCGATGCCCGACACGCAGGACCCGCAGGTGCTCGCCGCGCAGAAGAAGGCGCTCGCCGAAGCGTCAGTGCGCGGTGGCCGGGCCAGCACCATCATGGGCGGCGGCGTCGGGAACAGCGCGCTCGGATCGAGCTCGAACGGCAACGCGATCGCCGGCGGCGGCATCGGTGACAGCTACGCTAGCCGCACGCTGGGAGGCGGCCAGTGAGTATCAAAGCGCGCGTCCAGGATCTGCGCGCGCAGGGCGACGTCCTGTTCAGCCGCCGGTCCGGCATCATGTCGCTCTGGCAGGAGACGGCGGAGAATTTCCACCCGACCCGGGCCGACTTCACCCGCCACGACCCCTACGGCTACACCGAGGGCCGCGACTTCATGGACGGGCTGATGACCGGCTCGCCCGTGCTCGCGCACCGGGAGCTGACGGATCAGCTCGCCGCCATGCTGCGCCCCAAGGGCAAGCAGTGGTTCGGCATGACGGTCGGCATCGAGCGGATCGCGCAGGACTCCACCGTCAAGGCGTGGTTCGACGACAAGGCCGGCACGATGCGCCGCGTCATGGAGGACACGCACTCGAACTTCACCCGGGCGACCAAGGAGGCGGACGGCGACTTCGTCGGCTTCGGCAACGCGGTGATGTCGGTCGAGATGAATCAGACCCGCGACGGCATCCTGTACCGGACCTGGCACCTGCGCGACTGCGCCTGGGCCGAGAACGCGGCAGGTGCCGTCGACACCATGCACCGGAAGTGGAGGCTCCCCGCCCGCTCGGTGCTGAAGATGTGGCCCGACAAGGTGGACCCGAAGCTGCGCGAGCGCGCGCAGAAGGACCCGAACAGCCTCGTCCACCTCCGGCATATCATGCTTCCGTCGGACGAGTACGACTTCGAGAACCCGCGGCCGCGCGCGACGTCCAACCGCTTCCCGTTCATCTCGATCTTCATCGACTGCGACCACGACACGATCCTGGAGGAGACCCCGCGGCGGCGCCTCCAGTACATTGTGCCGCGCTGGGTGAAGGTGTCGGGTTCGCCGATCGCGCATAGCCCGGCGGCGGTGGTCGGCCTACCGGACGCGCGTCTGCTGCAGCGCATGACGCTCACGCTCCTGGAGGCGGCCGAGAAGGCGGTGAACCCGCCGATGGTCGCGGCCGGCGACAAGATCCAGGGCGGGCTCAACGTCTACCCGGGCGGCGTGACGTGGGTCGATGCGGATTACGACGAGCGGTCCGGCGAGGCCCTGCGCATCCTCGAGGCGGCCTCGTCGAAGACCGGGATCCAGTTCGGCGTGACGATGGCCCAAGCCGCCGAGATGATGATCAAGCGGGCGTTCTACCTCGACCAGATCCGGCTCCCGCCGGCGGGCGAGGCGATGACCGCCACCGAGATCCGCACCCGCGTCGAGGAGTACATCCGCGCCGCCCTGCCGCTCTTCGAGCCGATGGAGACCGACTACAGCGGCGCCCTGTGCGAGGAGACGTTCAACCTGTGCTGGGAGAACGGGTTGTTCGGCAACCCGGAGGCGGACATGCCGCGGCTCCTCGCCGGCCAGGACCTGCGCTGGACCTTCGAGAGCCCGCTCCAGACCGCGCAGGGCCAGCAGAAGGCGGTGACCTTCCAGCAGGCCGGGCAGCTCCTCGCGGCGGCCGTACAGATCGACCCGATGTCCGCGGTGGAGTTCGACACCCGCAAGGCCTTCCGCGGCGCCCTCGACGGCCTCGGCGAGCCGTCTTGGATCGTGTCGGACGAGGTCGCGCAGCGCGCACGCGAGGCCGCCGCGCAGCGGCAGAGGGAGCAGCAGGACGCGCAGCATGTGGCCGACATGGCGAACGCGGGCGGCGCGGTAGCGGGCGCCGTCGGGCAGGCCCAGGCCGCCGGGCTGCTGCCGGCCCCGGCCCAGGCGAACGCGGTTGAGGGCGCGCCAGTATGACCCGCGCCGCCCCCGTCCCGCCGCGCGATCCCTGGACCCCGGCGCAGCCGAGCAAGGCCGTCCACTACGCGCTCACCAACCTGCAGAACGGCACCGCCAGCGACGTGCAGCAGAAGCTTGCCCTCGACTGGATCCTGAACGCCGCAGCGCGGACCTACGACCAGCCCTTCAGGCCCGGCGGCGCGGACGGCGCCCGGGCCACGGATTTCTCGGCGGGCATGATGTTCGTCGGGCAGCAGATCGTCCGAGCCCTGAAGCTCGACCCGCAGCCCCTGGAAGGACCGGCCCATGGCGCTTGAGGACAGCACCGCTCTCGGCAGCGGCACCGTGCAGACCGAGCAGACCAGCCAGGGGGCCCCAGCGGCCCCCGATGCTCGTCAGGGCCAGGGCGGCGCGCCGGCGGGCGGCGACCAGGGCCGGCAGGACGGCGGCGAGGGACAGGGCGACCAGGGCGGCCGCTCGCTCGGCCAGGGCGGCGGCGAGGAGCGCCAAGACCCGACCCCGACCGCGAAGTGGCCGGACAACTGGCGGGAGGAGCTCGCCGGCGGGGACGAGGCGTTCCTGAAGCAGCTCCGGCGCTACTCCAGCCCGGCGAACTACGCCAAGGCTGGCTACGAGGCGCAGCAGCGCATCCGGGCCGGCGCCGCGAAGGAACCCCTCCCCGAGAACGCCACGCCCGAGCAACTCACGGCCTGGCGCAAGGACAACGGCATCCCGGAGAAGGCCGAGGACTACAAGATTGAGCCGGGCGACGGCTTGGTGTTCGGCGAGGCCGACAAGCCGATGCTGGACGCCTTCCGGGCGTTCGCGCACGAGCGCAACTGGACGCCGAGCCAGGTGAACCAGGGCGCGCAGTTCGTGGCGCAACTCGGCGAGCAACAGCGCGCCGCCATGGACGAGCAGGACAAGAGCTTCCGCATGGAGGCGCAGGACGCTCTGCAGGAGGAGTGGGGCCGCGAGTTCCGGCCCAACCTGCAGAACCTCCGCAACATGGTCGACCGCTTCGGCGAGCCGGGCGTGGCGGACGCGCTGATGGGCGCGCGCGGCGCCGACGGGAAGCTGATCGGCGACAACCCCGCCTTCCTGCGCCTGATGAACGCTCTGGCCCGAGAGGTGAACCCGCTCGGCACCGTCGTACCGGCCGGCGTGCAGGACGGCGGCAAGGCCGTCGAGACCGAGATCGCCGAGCTGAAGCAGATGATGCGGAACGATCCGGACGCCTACTACAAGGCCGACGGCGGCAAGAACGAGAAGCGCTACCGACAGCTGTTGGAAGTGCAGAACAAAATGCGTCAGCGCGGTTGACCTTTCCCCGTGACTGAGGCAGCAAATCAGCACGCGGAGCGACCAGTGTACGCACTGGCCCCCTCGCCAAAGCGAAGCCCCTTCGAGCGCTTCACCCGGCCCCGCCTCGGCGGCCACCCCGGGCCCCCGCCGAAGGCCACCCTGTCGCAGCGGCTCACCCGAGACCTCTGAGCACGACAGGAGCGCGGCGCGATGGCCGACTACGCTTTTCTCACCCAGTTCAAGGACGAGTACGAGGCCGCCTTCGAGCGTCGCACCTCGGACCTGTCCCTCGTCGTCAACACCGACGTGCAGACCAAGGGCAACCAAGCGGTGTGGGACATCGTCGGGTCGAGCGGCTCGGCCGTCACCCGCGGCCTGAACGGTTTCATCCCGGCCGCGACCCCGGACGAGAACCAGGTGACCATCTTCCTCAAGGAGTGGCACGCCCTCGACCGGAAGACCGGCTACAACATCTTCGCCTCGCAGGGCGACGGCCGGAAGAAGCTGTCCGACTCGGTCGCGGCCAAGATGGCGCGCCAGGTCGACGCCGACATCACCGGCGTGCTCGCCGGCGCGGCGAACACCGGCATCGGCGGCCCGATCACCCTCGCGATGATCGAGCAGAACCTCGCCAAGCTCGGCCGCCAGGACGTGCCGATCGAGAACCCGGACGACATCGTGGTCGTGGCCTCGATCGCCGCCCGCTCCGAGCTCTACCAGATCAACCAGTTCACCTCGCACGACTGGAACGAGATCAAGCCGCTCGCGGGCCCGGTCCGGAAGCTGGCGCGCTGGGCGGGCGTGACCTGGATCTTCACGAACTCGCTCCCGGGCGCCGGCACGGCGAACGAGACGATGTTCATGTTCCACAAGGACGCGGTCGGCCACGCCGCCAACGTCCGCGAGGCCGCCGTCGAGGCGGACCGGAACGCCGAGCAGGACTACTCGTGGGCCCGTGCGACCCAGTTCATGGGCTCCACGATCCTGCAGCAGAAGGGTGTCCTGAAGTTCTCGCACGATGGCTCGGCCATCGGCTGATCGCTGACGCAACCGGCCGGCCCTCCGGGGCCGCCCCTCGCAACTCCATAGAGGAGGCCGGCATGGCCTACGACAGCATCCACGGTCCGAGCATCGTCCAGCAGGACGTGACCAATTCCGCCCCGGGCGAGTTCGAGTTCTCCGGTTCCGATGCCGCCGCGGTGGTGGCCGCGAACGGCTACATCACCGACGGCGTCGCCCGGAAGATGAAGGTTGGCAGCCGCGTCCGGTACACGCAGATCAGCGTGACCCCGCCGGTCGTCACCCTGCACGAGGTGCTCACGCTGAACGCGAACGGGTCCGTCGACCTGTCCGACGGCACGGCGCTCGCCACCACCAACGCCGGCTGATCGTCGGCGCCTCACAAAGCCTTCCGCGGGCGGTCCTCACGGGCCGCCCTTTTTCATGGAGAGAACGATGCCGGTGCAGCTGCGAGAGCGGGACTTCCAGGAGATCGGGTTCGGCCAGGAGCAGCGCTCCGTCGTGGCGCCGGTCGGCACGACCATGGACGATCTGGAGAAGCCCGAGTTCTGGGCGGCGGTCTCCCGCTACCTGAAGCCCTGGGCCCGCTACAACATCCGGGCCGCGGACGGCTCCTTCTACCTTGAGATGATCGTGGTCAGCGTCGAGGCCAACAGGCCCGTGCTGCGCAAGCTCTGCGGCTTCGTCGACGAGGAGATGGTCGAGCTGAAGGACGGCCGCGACGTGATCGACGGCGTCCGGGTCGAGTTCGTCGACGAGGCCACCGGCTGGCGCGTGATCCGCGAGTCCGATCAGTACGTGATCAAGGACAAGCTGCGCGAGCGCCGCGAGGCCCGCAGGCAGCGGACGATCTACCTCGACGGTATCCGCAAGGCCGCCTGAAGCCGCCGAGGATCTGACCCATGGCCGATCAGCTCGCCATCTGGAACGTCGCCCTCTCACACGTCGGCGAGCGGCGGCTTGCCTCGCTCGCGGAGCCGCGCGAGCCCGCGCGCGTGCTGGCGGACGAGTGGGATGCGGCGGTGCGCTCCTGCCTCCAGATGACGCCGTGGAGCTTCTCAGTCCGGCGTCAGACCCTCAGCCCGACTGCGGCTGGCGGCGCGGGCTTCACACGCGCCTTTCAGAAGCCGGCAGACTGGCTGCGCACGGCCGATATCGCGACCGACGTCGCGCTGACAGCTCCGCTGGACGCCTATCTTGAAGAGGGGGCCTTCTGGTTCGCCAGCGTCGACCAGATCACGGTCCGGTATGTCTCGACGGATCCGAATTACGGCTACAACATCGCGGCTTGGCCGCAGACATTCGCCGATCTCGTTGCGCTCGCGCTTGCTGCCCGCATCTGCCGGCGCCTGACCGGCTCAGATCAGATCCTCGGCGCGGTGGTGAAGCTGCGTGACGACGCGCAGAAGGACGCGCTCGCTCTCGAGGAAGCGACGGCCGCGTTCACCTATCCGTTCGCGTCGGTCGCCGGAGAAACCCGGCTCTCCATCTACAACGCGGCGCTTGCCCATCTCGGCCGTTCCCGCGTCTACAGCCTGACCCAGACCACCGATACGCTGCGCGAGCTGAACGACCAGTGGCGCTCGGCGGTGCGGTACTGCTTGCAGCGCGGTCCCTGGCACTTCGCTTGCCGGGTCTATACCCAGACGCCCGCCAACGGCGTGTTCCCGCTGATGGATCTTGCCTATGCCTTCGAGAAGCCAGCCGACTGGATCCTGACGACGCATCTTGCAGCCGACCCTAACCTGACGGTGCCGGTCGGCCCCTACGTCGAGGATGACCGATACTGGTTCGCGAACGTCGCGCAACTCTCGATCCGCTACGTCTCGGGGGACGCCGCATGGGGCATGGACCCGTCGCGGTGGACGCCGCGGTTCTGTGATCTCGTCGCCTTGCGGTTGGCCGAGGTCAGCTGCGGGCGCCTCGCTGCCGATGCGAAGGATCTCTGGCCGAACCTGGTCAAGCTGCGCGAGGATACCGAAAGCGCGGCCCTCTCCGTCGAGGCGGAGACAGTTGGCCGCGTCCCGCCGCCGGCGAACGGCTCCGGGATCCTTCCCCAGCTTCAGGTCTACAACGACGCGCTCGCCTATTTGGGGCTTCCCCGGGTCGACGCGCTCACTGTCGTCTCGAGCACGCTGCGGGCACTCAACGATCAGTACGACTCGGCAATCCGCCGAGCGCTTCGGCACGCGCCCTGGTTCTTCGCGGTCAGCGTCGTGACCGTGAACCCGACGCCAGGGCTCGCCGGGGGGACTCCGTTCGCCAACGGCTTCCTGAAGCCGGACGACTGGATCGCAACGCTCGATCTCGCGCAGGACCCGCAGATCACGCAGCCGCTCGACGGATACGCGGAAGAGAGCGGCCGCTGGTATGCAGACGTCCCGGTCCTGTCCGCCCGGATCATCTCCTATGGCGCTGTCTATGGCTCCGCCACGAAGCTGTGGCCGCAGGAGTTTGTCACCCTCGTCGCCCTGACGCTCGCCGAACTGTGCGCGGGCCGTGTAGGGGCGGGCGCGATGCTCCAGTCGATCACGGAGAAGCGCGCGGAGGCCGAAGCCGCGGCCGGGGCGATGGAGCTCAACACGCAGGCCAGGATCGTGCCGGCGCCATCGCCGGAGGCGGCCGTGCGGCTGGAGGTCCTGAACGGCGCCCTCACCCATCTCGGTCGGCCGCGCCTCGCCGCACTGACCGAGGCCCGAATCGACCTCCGAGCGCTGAACGAGCGCTTCAACGACTGCGTGCTCTGGTCGCTGGAACAGGGGCCGTGGACATGGGCAACCCGCACGGCGGTCGCGCAGCCGGCCGGTTACCTGCCGTTCAACGGCTTCGACAACAGCTTCATGAAGCCGGACGACTGGGTGAAGACGGTCACATTGTCGGCCTCGGGCGACTTTCTGCGCAACCCGCTGATCCACTACATCGACGCCGACGGCATCTGGTACACGCGCACCTGCGACCTCGCCGTTCGCTACGTTTCCCAGAGCACCGACTGGGGCTTCAACCCGCTGCGGTGGACGCCCTCCTTCCGCGGCCTGCTCGCGTTGCGGCTGGCCTGGGCGGCGTGCAAGCGCCTCGGCGGCTCGGACGCGGATCTCGGCAACATCGTGAGCCAGCAGCAGCGGGCCATGAAGGAGGCCCGCGCGAATGATGCACTGAACACCGCGCCCGTCTTCGCGCAGCCTGGCTCCTGGGTGCGCTCGCGGTCCGGCTGGGGCGGCCGGAGGCTCGACGAGTACCCGGATGGCGGCTCGATCCCGCTGCTGCCGGATGGTCTCGGCGGCGCCTCAGGACGGCTGGGCGGCTCGGTGGCCGATCTCGGCGGCGCAGACCCCGGCGATCCGGACGTCGTCGATGACCAGGGCCGGCCCGTCCACACGCCCGGCGACGGCCGGTGACTCGTCTCAATCTGCGGCTGGAGAAGGCCATGAAGCGCGCTCTGATCATGAAACTCGCCGTGCTCGGGGCGATCTTGTTCGCCGGGCCTGCCGCCGCGCAGACCAGCGTGCGGTGCGCCGCGTTCAACACGTTCCCCTTGGCCTTGAACCTCGGGCAGCCGCCGCTCGGCGTCGGCGGAGAGACGAACCACTGCCTCTGGCAGAAGGTCTCGGACGCGGTGAACGCCTTGGAGTTGCGCACCCGGAATGGCGGTAGCCTGACCGGCATGTTCGGCCCCGGCACGATCACCCCGCAGGGCATCTACCAAGCCTCGTACCCGGGCGTGAATTTCCGCGACACCGTGCAGTCCATGCTCGACGTGGCACCCGGCTCCCCCCAGGAGAACCTCGGCGCGTTCGCCGCCTACATGCGCAATCGTAGCGGCGGCGCGGCCACGCCGGGCGCGGGCGGCAACGCGGTCGGCTTCTTCAGCACGGGCATCATCAGCGCGGATAATTCCGCGATGTGGGGCGTGAACACGCTCATGACGGATAACGATCAGCGTGCCGTCGCTGCCGGCGGGGCCGGGCGCATCGCGGTTGGGGCGGAGCTCGACTTCAACGTCATGCGCCCCACGACGCAGCTTATCGGCGTCTCGATCGGCGGCAACAGCCTTGCGCAGCCGACGAACGCTAACGGCTTCTTGGTCAACACGCTCGGCAACGGCAACAAATGGGGGACCGGCTTTTGGGTCCTCGATGGCGCCGCGAAGCAGGGCCTCGTGATCGGCGCGAGCGAGGTCGCCGGGTCGAGCAAGGTCGGCATTCCGATCTGGCTCCAAGCGTTCGACAGCACTGGCACGAAGCGCACCGCGCAGATCCGCCAGGAAGACAAATACATGGTCTTCAGCGACCTATCGCAGGGATCCTGGGGCGGCATCGTCGTGCGGCAGGGCGACCTCGCGCTCGACGCCGGGCATGGCGTCATCGTGAACGGGCAGTCCGTCCTCGGCGCTCGCGTGCCCGGCTGGACGGCCGGCACCGGCACCCCGAACCTCGGGGCTTTCAACGCGGATTACACGCAGACGATCAGCGCGACCTACACGCAGTCGCAGGTGCAGGCGCTCCAGAACCAGTTGCAGCTCACGCAGCAGCGGGTTCTCGCACTCGAGACCGCGCTGCGCACCCACGGCCTCATTGGCCCCTGAGATCGCCCGATGCCCCCCCTGACGGCACCGCTCGCCAGTTTTAACCGCGGCGAGGTCTCGCGCCTCGCACTTGGGCGCGTCGACGTCGACAAGCTCCGGCTTGCTGCGGAGGAGTGCGTGAACTGGGTCCCGCATACCCTGGGCCCGATGCAGGTGCGCCCCGGCATGCGCTACGTCGGCGGCACCTCGCAGAACGCGCGGGCCTACACGCTGCCCTTCGTCTACTCGACGCAGGACACGGCGCTGATCGAGCTCACGCCGGGACTCCTACGCATTCTGATTGGGGACGTGCCGCTGGCGCGCCCAGCCGTCGCATCGAGCTTTGCTGCCGGCTCCATGCTTGGGGGCGGCTGGACAACGCAGACGCAGGGCAACGGCAACGTGACGATCGCGGGCGGCCAGATGGCGCTCGACGTGCCGTCGATCGGCGGCTTCGCGATCGCGGACGGGCAGATCGCCGTCGGCTCGCCAAATGTCCTGCATGCACTGCGGATCACGGTCCTGCGCGGCCCGGTCCGGTGCCGCATCGGCTCGGCACAGGGTCTGGACGATCTGGTTGGCGAGTTGAGCCTGGACGTCGGCTTCCACTCCATCGCGTTCACGCCCGGAGCCACGGCGTGGGTCGAGTTCCAGAACCGGCAGTTCGCGACCGCCCTCCTGCAGGGCGCGACGCTGGAACCGGCCGGAGAACTGAACCTGCCGACGCCGTGGTTCGACGCCGATCTCGCGCGCGTGCGCTGGGATCAGTCCGCGGACGTCGTCTTCGTAGCCTGCGCGGGGAAGGCGCCGCAGCGCATCCAGCGGCCCGCACCGAACTCCTGGTCCGTAATCCCGTTCCACGCCGATGACGGGCCGTTCATGCCCGGGACACCGCCGGCCTGCACGCTCGCCGTCTCGAACGCCCAGGGCTACGTCACCGTCTCGGCATCGCGCCCGGTGTTCCGCTCGGGCCATGCGAACAGCCTACTGCAGGTATTCACTCCGAACGCGAACGCGACCTTCGCCCTGGGCGCGGTCGGCGCCGCCATGCCTTCGGTCCGCGTGTCCGGGGTCGGTTCGGCGCGATCGATCCACTGGGAGGTCTCGGGCACCTTTGGCGGGTCGTGGGAACTTCAGCGCTCGATCACGGGCGAGGACCAGGGGTTCGCGGCCGTCTCGGCCCCGACCACGACCGTTGTCGGGACCGGGTCTGACGCCACTACGAAGACCAGCGGCGGTATCGCGGATCCGAATTCCGTCTTCTCAGGAAGCGGCGCTGGCTCCGGCACGCTCCAGGACGATCTCGACAACGTCATCGCGTGGTATCGGATCGCCTGCACGGGCTACGCTTCCGGCGCGATCAATGCCCAGATCATCCACGGGGGCACCGGCGGCCGCACGGCGGTCCTGCGCATCATCGCCGTGGATTCCCCTACCAGCGCGCGCGCTCAGGTGCTGCGTCCGCCGTCGAGCAACAACCCGTCCGACTCCTGGCAGTTCGGCGACTGGTCCGATGCCGCGGGTTGGCCGACGGCGGTTGCCCTGTTCGATGGCCGCCTGGGCTTCACCGGCCGCGACCGCCTCTGGATGTCGGTGTCGGATGCCTTCGACAGCTTCGCGGCCGAGATCGAGGACGGCACGGGCGGCACGACCGTCGGCGACTCCTCTGCCATCTCGCGTTCGATCGGCTACGGCCCGGTCGCGACGATCAACTGGATGCTGCCGCTGACCCGGCTTCTGCTCGGCACGGCCGGCAGCGAGGTCTCGGTGCGCGCCTCCGCGCTCGACGCGCCGCTGACGCCGACCGGCGGCATGGCGATGCGGGACTGCTCGACTTATGGCTCGGCGCTTGTCCCGGCGGCGAAGTGCGACACCCGCGGTCTGTTCGTGGACAGGTCGGGGCGCCGCCTGCTGCAACTCGCCTACGACGTGAATTCGCAGGACTACGGCGCGACGGACCTGACGCGCCTCCACCCGGATCTGAATCTTGGCAACCCGATCATCCGTCTCGCCGTCCAGCGGCAGCCGAACACGCGCATCCACTGCGTGCGGGCAGACGGTACGGTGGCCGTGCTGGTGTTCGAGCCGAACGACGACGTCGCAGCTTGGTACCGGATTGAGACCGACGGCTTGGTCGAGGACGTCTACGTGCTGCCCGGGCTGATCGAGGATGCGGTCTATTACACCGTGAACCGGGGCGGCACGCGCTGCCGGGAGCGGACGGCCCGCCTTGACCAAGCCCGCGGCGGCAACCTCAACCTGATGGCTGACGCTTTCGTGAGCTACTCGGGCAACGTCCCGACGTCCGGCGTGTCCGGGCTCGACCATCTTGAGGGGAAGACGGTCACGGTCTGGGCGGACGGAATCGACCGCGGCGTGGCGACCGTCACGAACGGCGCGGTCGGCCTCGCGACGCCCGCCATGAGCGTGTGCGTAGGGTTGCCCTACGTGGCGCGATGGCGATCGGCAAAGCTGGCCTATGGCGCGCCACAGGGCGGCACGGCATTGAACCGGCGCAAGCGGCTCATCGGCCTGGGCCTGATCCTGGCCGACACGCACGAGCAGGGGCTGTTCTTCGGGCAGAGCTACGGCGCGCTCGACCCGCTGCCGCTGGTTGAGGACGACGGCTTGATCGATCCTGCGGGCGGCCAGACTGCCTTCGACGAGCAAGAGATCGAGCTGCCCGGGCAGTGGGACACCGATGCGCGCCTCTGCCTCTACGGGCAGGCGCCGCGGCCCTGCACGGTCATGGCGGCGAGCCTTACGATGGAGACGAGCGTCCTCGGGGGGCAGCAGCAGTGATCGCTCTGGCGCCCGCCACCGCCGCGGACTTCGAGGCCGTGTTTGGCGTCGCGCCGCCGTGGCGCATCCGCGGCGTGGCGGCGCGCGAGGATGGCCGGCCGGTGGCGCTGTGCGGCCTGGCCTACACGCCCGACGGGCAGGCGATGGCGTTCTACGCCGGCACCGAGGCGGTGCAGCGTTTCCCCGTGGCGATCACCCGGGCGGTGATCGCCGGCCTGGCCCAGGCCCGCGGCCGGGGCGTCCGGCGGATCGTGGCCGAATGCGACACCTCGATCGAGGCCGCCGCGCGCTGGCTCGCGCGGCTCGGCTTCCGCGAGACCGAAGTGCCGAACGTGTGGATCTGGGAGGCCTGACGTGGGGATGGCAGCGGCGCTGACCGGGGTCGGCGCGGGGATCAGTGCGCTCGGCACGCTCGGCTCGGCCTCGGCCGCCCGGCAGGCCGGACAGGCGCAGCAGGCGCAGTTCAACTTCAAGGCCGCGCAGGAGGAGCAGCAGGCGACGCAGGCGATCGCCGCGAGCCAGCGACAGATGTTTGACACGAACCGGAAGACGGCGCTCACGCAGTCGACCCTGCAGGCGCGCGCTGCGGCGGACGGCGGCTCGGCCACCGACGCGACGCCGCTCAACCTGTCGCAGGACATCGCAGGCCGCGGCGAGTACCTCGCGCTGGGCGATCTGTTCGCCGGGCAGGACCGGGCGGCCGGGCTTCGGCAGCAGGCCTATGCCGACCGCTACTCCGGCGCGGCGGCACGCGCCGGGGCGAACGCTCAGGCCAACGCGACCATCCTGGGCGGGGTCGGCTCGCTCGCATCGCGGTTCGCCACCCTCGGCGGTAGCTCCGGAGGCCTGTTCGGCTGATGCCCAAGCTTCCCTCAGAGGCCGACCTCGGCCCGTCGCCTTCGTTCGAGAGCCGGCGCGGAATCGCGAGCTATGACGCGACGCCGCTTGCCAGGGGCGCCGCCGCGATCGGTCAGGCCGCGCAGCAGGCCGGCGGCGCGCTGCTGTCCGTCGGGATCCAGAAGCTGGAGCAGGAGCGCCGGCAGGAGGAGACCCTTCAGGACGCGCAGGCGCAGGCCGACCTCCTCACCGCATCGGCCAAGCGCCGCAGCGCGATCGGCGACGCGACCGACGCGACCGACCTGGAGAAGACGAACCGCGAGGGCGCGCAGGCCGACCTCGAGGCGGCGGCCAACCGGATCACGGACCCGAACCGCCGCGCGCTGTTCCTCGAGCGGGCCCGGCCGACCATCGAGACGCTCGGTGTGGCTGCGAAGGACAAGGCCTTCAACATCACCTCGGACGCGACCCGGGCCGGCGTGCTCCAGCAGCTTGAGGACCTGAAGAAGACCGCGATCAACGACCAGGATCCGGAGAAGAAGGCCGGCTACATCGACGCCGGCAACAAGCTGATCAGCGGCCTGGAGAAGGAGGGCTACATCACCTCCGTGCAGGCGCAGCAGCAGCGCGAGTCCTGGGGCCGGTCCTACGCGGTCGACGCGCTGAACGCGATGAACCCGCAGGCGCGGCTCGCGGCGGCCCGCGGCGGCTACGAGGGCGCGCTGATTCAGCGCGAGAGCTCGAACAACCCCCGCATCGTCAACTCGCTCGGCTACGCGGGCCTGTACCAGTTCGGCGCGCCGCTTCTCCAGACGCTGGGCCTCTACACGCCCGGCGCGAACGAGGATCTGCGGGGCTGGTCGACCTCGTCGAAGGACGCGCCCGGCAAATGGTCCGGCACCTTCAACATCCCGGGCTTCCCGGGTGTGCGCACGCTCTCGGACTTCCGCGAGAACCCGGAGGCGCAGCGAGCCGCGTTCCTCGCCTCGACCGCCTACTACGACAGGGAGATCGAGCGCCGCGGGCTCGGCCAGTTCATCGGCAAGACGGTCAACGGCGTGCCGATCACGCGCGAGGGCATCTACACGGCGGCGCACCTCGGCGGCATCCAGGGCACGGATAGCTGGCTGCGCGGGGGGGCGGACGCGAACGACCGGAACGGCTCGAAGATCTCGAGCTACGCCCGCATGGCGGCGCAGGCTGGCCCCGGCGCCGGCGACCCGAACGAGCGGTCGCTGGCTCGCTACCTCGACCCGCAGCAGCGCCTCGCCCTGGCGAACGGCGCCACACGCGACCTCGTGAATCAGGATCGCGCCGCGCAGAACGCGCAGGCGAACGAGACCGCCACCGTCCGGTCGCTGATGAAGGACGACGAGGCGTCGATCATGGCGCAGGGCGCGCCGCTCGGGCAGATCACTCCGGAGCGCGTGTCGGCGGCGCTTGGGCCGACGGCGGCCGAGGAGTTCGCCCGCGGACGCGCGCAGGCCGTGGCCTTCCACGATGCGACGAACGACTGGAGCCAGATCCCCATCGAGGAGATCCGAGCCCGGCTCGGCACGCTGAAGCCCGCGCCGGGCGTGCCAGGGTTCGAGAACGCCGACCGGCTGTTCTCCGTGGCCGAGAAGCAGGCTGCCGAGATCCAGAAGCAGCGGCAGACCGACCCGGCCGCGGCCGCGGACCGGACGCCGGAGGTGCGCGCCGCACTCCAGGGCGCCAGCCTCGACCGGCCGGAGAGCTACCAGGCCGTCGCGAAGGCCCGCGCCATCGCGCAAGAGCGGCTCCGGATCCCCGAGGATCTGCGCGTGCCGATGACCCGAGCGGAGGCGCAGCAGGTGGCGCGGCCGCTGGAACTGGCGCAGCAGGGCGGCGACCCGCGCGAGATCCGCGACGTCCTCACCGACACGGTGAAGCAGCTCCAGGCCGGCTTCGGCGACCAGAGCGACACCGCCCTCCAGCAGGTGATCAAGGAGGCGCACATCGGCCGGGCCGGCGCCGAGATGGCGGCGGTGGTGCTGCGGAAGCTCGCCAACCGCGAGATGCCGACGGCGCAGGATGCACGCGCCCTGGACCAGGCGCAGCAGACCAGCGCCGCGGACCGGGCCGTCGCGGGCGTCGCGCCGGCCGGCGGCGGCGCGCTGCCGCTCAACTTCGACCCGACCGCGGGCTCTACCGGCACGGACTATCTCAACCCGCAGCCCGCGCCCGCCGCGCGCCCGACGTTCCAGACCCCGGACGCCGGCGCCATCGACATGCTGCGGAAGAAGCCGTATCTCGCCCGGCAGTTCGACCGCACCTATGGCCCGGGCGCCTCCGAGCGCGTCCTGGCGATCACCGGCCGCCCCTGAACTGAGACCCCGACATGGCTGACAGCGCAGCGCCCGCGTCCCTCCAGGACGACGGGCCGAACCCCTTTGCGGACCGGCTCGCCGCGGATCCGTCGCTGGGCGAGGTCTCGCTGGCAGAGCGCGCCCGGCTGAATGCGGTCGAGGCGGCCTACCGCGGGACCATCGCCGGCTCAGCCGACCTCGCCGAGTTCAAGCGGGCGCTGCCGGACCAGTACGAGCGGATCACGAAGGACCTCGCGCGGTACGAGACCATGCGCGGCTTCGACGGGCCGCTGGAGGGCGCCGTCGCGCTCGCGGGGCAGCTCGGCGGCGGCATGACCTCGCCCGAAGCGCTGATCACCCGCGTGCCGGGCGTGAACAGCCTCGTCGAGCGGCGCGTCGGCGGCGTCGCGGGCCGCGTGCTCGGCGCGGCCGGCGCGCAGGCGGCGGTGCAGGGCGCGGCGAACCCGGCGATCCAGGCGAGCGAGATCCAGTCCGGGCTCCGGAAGAACTACAGCCTGGGCGAGAACCTCGCGGCGGCGGCCGGCGGCGCGGTGTTGGGCGGCGCGCTGCATGGTGCCGGCGAGGCGGTCGGCGCGCTGGCCCGGTCCGGCCGGGCGGCGAAGGTCGACACCGACGCGCTCGCCCGCGCGCGCATCGCCGAGCAGCAGGCGGCCGAGAGCCGGAACATGGCGGCGCTGGCGGCCGAGGATCCGGCGCTGCGGCCGGGCGGCGAGCAGGGCGATATCGGCCAGCCGATATCGGAACCCGCAGCGCGACCGGATGCGGGCCGGACCGAAGCGGGGATCCCCGTAACGGAACAGGATCAGGCACTTAGCCCGCGGGCCGATTTACAAAAAGCGCCTTCGAATATGCAGGCGGATATGCAGGCCGCCCCCGAAGCCCCCGCGATGGACGCCCCGGCCGTGGCCGCGGACCCGGAGGCAGCGGCCGCGCGGGCGGCGGCGGACGTACCGCGCGAGGAGCCGGCGGCGCCCGCTATGGAGCAGCGCCCGGCTGTCATGGATGAGAGCGCCGTTCCGGCAGAGACGCCGGCCGCTCCAGAAGAAGGCTACCGCCTTCAGATCAGCCCCTTTGAGAAGTCCACCGAGACCCGGAAGAACTTCGACATCGTCAAAGACGGAGAGTCGATCGGCACGGCCGTCGTCGATGTGAAAGGTAAAGAGGCATATTTTGACAACATTTATCTGCACGGCCTGGACTTTGGCGTTGATCCTGTCGGCACGATCGGGCTGCGCGAAGTCCGCAAGATGGCGCGGCAGTTCCTCGCCGAGCACCCTGAGATTGAGAGCATTACCGGCAACCGCGTAAGCGGCGCGCGCAAGACGATCCGTGGCGGCGCAGAAACTCAGATCACGGTTCGCCGGCCGAAGCCGCAGGAGGCGCCGACCCCAGAGGCGGCAGGCGCGCAGCCAAACCCTGAAGCAACGACCCCAGCGACGCTAGCGGCAGCCGTCAACACCTCCTCCTCCGGCAAGCCCCTATCCCTGTCACAGTTCATCGCCCGCAACGGTGGCCTCGCGCTCGATGGTGAGGCCCGGGCCCGCGATCTGAACCGCGTCTTCGTGCCCGGCGGCGGGCCGCTCGCCCGCGCAAAGGGCCACAGCATCGACGGCTTCTGGCGCGAGGCCATGATCGAGCACGGGTACCTGCCGCCGGACGCCGACGGCATGGCGGCGCGGAACATCGAGAAGGAACTGTTCGACGCGCTTGACCGCGAGCAGCGCGGCCAGCGCCAGTACAGCGCGCAGGACCGGGCGCCGGAGACGGGAGGGGCCGACAACCAAACGCGCGAGATTGAGGCGCAGGCCCGGAAGATCACCGCGGCGGCGAAGAAGGTCGGGATCCGCCCGGGCGACGTCGACCAGCGAACGATGATGGACGCGGCCGAGATGCTCTGGCGCGGCGACGCGGACGACCCGCTCGTGGCGCTGGAGCACGCCATGATGTCGGGCGAGGCACCGCGGGGGCGGCAGATGGAGCAGTCCGTTGACGGGCTGCAGTTCATGAAGCGCCCGCAGCCCTCCATGCTCGCGCGCCTGGCCGCGGCCCTCGACAAGGAGGCTGCACTGCGGCCAGAGCGCGACCGGCTGGGCGGGTTGCTGCGCGACGCGCGGGCCGAGCGCGACCCGATCGCCGACCTCGAGGCGGCGCTGGCGCGGAACCTCGACCGGCCTGCCACGGCGGAGCAGAGCCCCGAGGCACTCCTAGCGGACATCGAGGCACGCATCGCGGACGCGAAGGCCGAGGCCGTCACGCCCGCGCAGGACGACGCGATCACGGCCCTGGAGCGTGCGCTGTCCGAGAACCTGAAGGCTGACGCACCGACCCGTGGCGACCCGGCGGCGGCTCTGGAGCGGGCGCTTGCAGAAGTGCCGGCGCCGAGCCGCGCCGTCGAGCGCCCGACCGCCCTGGAGGCGCGTGTGCTCCGCGCGATCGAGGCGACGCCCGACGGCAAGGGGCTCGGGAAGGACATCTGGGACGTGCGTGAGCGCCTGCCCGGCATGTCGGAACCGGACTTCGTGCGGGCCATGCACGGCCTGCAGGCGAAGCGCCTCACGAACCTGAGCCAGTACAGCGACCCGCGGAGCGTCCGCGGGCAGCAGGGGATCGATGTCGGCGCCGGCGACCGTCACATCGTAAGCGTGCAGCCCGAGGGGCGGGCCGCCCTGTCGGGGCGCGACGACCTCCGCTTTCGCAACCGCGAGCCCGCGGCTGCCGGTGGCGAGCCCGGCCGGCCCGCACCGCCCGACGCTGTTGCCGGCGCCGCTGCACCCGCCGACACCCCGGCGGCCGAGCCGCTGCGGTCCCTTCAGCAGCAGGCGCAGGACCTCGCCGACGCGCTCGACGTGCCGTTGCGCTCCGGCCGCGTGAAGGGCGGCAAGGACGCGCTCGGCCAGTTCCGCAACTCCGACGAGGTGATGCGGGTCCGGAACGTCGCCGACTTCGAGACGGTGGCGCACGCGGCCGGCCATGCCCTGGAGAAGCGGATCGGCGAGCCGCTGTCCGACCTGATCGACCGGCACGCCGCGGAGCTTGGCCCGCTGGACTATGACCCGCAGCGCGGCGACGCGGGCGAGGGCTTCGCCGAGTGGGTGCGCACGGCCATGTTCAACCCGGCGGCCGGGCAGCGGCAGGCGCCCGGGTTTGCGCAGGCCTTCCGGGCGCTGATGCAGCGGGAGGCGCCGGATCTGCTGGAGCGCCTCGACCAGGCCGTGGCCGCCCATCAGGCCTACCTCGCCGCGCCGACGGGCGAGAAGCTCGCGACCATGGTGCGCAAGCCCGAGGACGAGGGTGTGATTCAGTCCATTCGCCGGGACGGCCTACCGGCGACGGTCGGCCTGTACCTGTCCCGGGCCTACGAGGCGGTGTTCGACGACAAGGCGCCCGTGGCCCGGGCCGTCCGATCCATGACGCGGGCGATCTACGCCGCGACTGGCGAGCGGGTCCGGCTGGAGGGTGGCGAGAACCCCGAGAACCTCGTGCGCCTGTTCGCCCGGGCCAACCAGGCGGCGGTGCAGGACATGCGCGAGGGCGTGCGGCCCTACCATGGCATCGCGCCGGAGGGCCCGTCGATGTCCGACGCGCTGGCGACCGCCACCGGTCAGCCCGGGATCCTCGGCCGCTGGGACGCCGGCAAGGTCGAGGAGTTCGACCGCTACCTCGTCGCCCGGCGCGCGGAGGTGCTCTACCGCCGCGTCGCCGACGGCACGCTGGAGCGACGGCCGATCGCGCTGTCGCCGGAGGAGGTGCGGACCGCGGTCGCCGAGGCCGAGGCCGCGAACCCGACCTTCCGGGCTGGGGCCGACCAGATCCACCAGTTCACCCGGCAGCTCCTGCGCAAGCAGTACGAGGGCGGGCTGATCGACGCCGACCTGTACGCGCGCCTGATGGACGAGGAGTTCTATGTGCCCCTGTACCGGCACATGGATGAGCGCCCCGAAGGTCTCGGCGGCGGATCCGGTGGCTCGGACGGGCCGGGCACGGTCGACACCATCAAGCGCCTGCGCGGCTCGGACCGCGACGTGATCCCGCCGACGCAGAGCCTGATGACCCAGGCCTTCCTCGTGAACCGGACGCTCCAGCACAACGACATCATCAAGAGCTTCGTCGCCCTGGCACGGGCGGCGCGCGAGGCCGGCGCCGCCGGCGTGGGCCGGATCCTGGAGGAGATCCCGCCGACGCAGATGCTCGGCAAGCGCTTCGATCTCGCGGAGGCGGTGCAGAGCGCGGCGCGCGCGGCGGGCACGTCCGGCGACGATCTCGCGGTGCTGAACGGAGCGATCACCGACGTGTTCGGCGAGGACCCGATCATGGCGACGATCTTCCGGGCCGAGCCCACGGGCAAGCGCGGCGAGCCGATCGTCTTCTACAAGGACGGCGGGCAGCTCCGCGCGGTTCGCCTCCAGGCCCGAGACGAGGGGCTCGCCCTCTACGAGACCCTGTCCGCGCTGCCGCCGATGGCCCGGGACTTCGCGCTGAAGTTCGGCGCCACGACGTCGAGCCTGCTGCGGACCGGCATCGTCACGAACCCCACCTTCGCGATCACGAACTTCTTCCGCGATCAGCTCGCGGTCGGCGTGCTCCGGTCCGACTATGTGCCCTTCGTTTCCGGCGCAAAGGGCATCCGGAGCGAATGGAATCAGGATCAGTGGGCGCAACGCTACGCCTACGGCGGCGGTGTCTCGCCCGGCGCTGGCTCGGCTGGTCTGTCGGAGTTGATCGACCGCGACGTAAACGCCTTGGCCCGGCGCGGCTGGAAGGCGCAGAAGCTCGGCGGCATCGGCGACCTCGCACACGGACATCTCCTCGGTCCGTTGAAAGCCGGCGCCGAGACCATCGAGACGGCCGAAGC